TTGCCGTCCAAAGTTTCGGAGTATTCGGAAGCGTAGTTTCGCCTGCCGTTCAGGATAACTCCATGATAGCCTATTTGACTCCACCCTCGCTGCTTGTGCCAGGAGTCGATAGCGGAAGCGTCTCCCCACGTCGAAGCGGAAACGTGAATAACGATCCCTTTTATTTCGTTTTTATTCAGGGTAGGCGGCATCGGCTTCCTCTCGTTTGCGTTTGGCTTTTCTTGCCGCAACGCGCTTCAACTCTTCTTCGGCAAACTCTTTCGCTAATCTCCGTTTTGCTTCTTTAGGCGAGGTCAAATAGCGAACGACTTTTCCCAAGTTGATCTTCATTTCGACGTGTCCAACTTCGCGGTAATATCCAACTTATCGGTTGGATTCAACGCTTCGGCGTTTCCTTCGGCAATCTTGCGCTCGATAACGTGTTCAACCAGTTCGTCAGAAATATCATTAGCCGTAATACGGTTCATTACGTCTCTCGCCAAGGCTTTCTTCGCAGGACCTTTGGCTCCGGTCGCGAGAGCCATTTGTTCAACGGCGGGAACGATAATATCCGCTTTCTTCATTACGGTGTCGATCTTGGCATCTTCCGTAACGGCTTCATGAAACCGGATTTTAGACGCGCCTATCTTCGCTGCAACGTAGGTAAGAATGGCGACCAGAACCGTAACGAGAGCCGAAAAGATGATGAGAATGGACTGCGTAATCGGTCCTTGCGTATCTCTCCAAAATTGATTCCAGTCCCACATTAGCTGCTCCTTGCGATATTATGCGCTTCAAGTCGTTCAAGTTTAACTTGCATTTCCTTATTCTCAAGTTTAAGTTCAGTGACGATGCGAACCCATTCTTGCTTTTCCGCTTGATGATTTCGCTCCTGATCCATGAGTTTAATCATCCACGTCTGAATTTCTTCCTTGTGGGCAATTTCTCGCTTGAACGCTTCATGTTGCGCGTGATCCAGTTTGTTGTTGAGTTCGCCTATTCGCATTTCAAACATGGCTTTTTCAGCCATGTATTCTTCACGCGCTTCCCGTCGCGCAACTTCTATGCTGTCTACGCGGCTTTTAATATCGGCAAGCGCATCGGCTTTTTCTTTTAAAGCGATTTCCGCGAGTTCATTCTTGTGTTGGAAGAGAGTTTTCCTTCGGTCGTTCCAAGCGGCGATTAACGCAACAAGCCCTCCTCCGATTAGCCATTGTATGATTGCAAAGTTGGATTCGGCGTTAGGAGGGGATGCCATAGAAGGAAACCTATTGTGTTTAATCGTAACAAGCATGGTGTTGTCCTTATTATAGCATACCCCTGTCGCGCTTATCCGACACTACGGTTACGATTCCGTCTTAGGAGCGTTCTCTAGCGTTTGTTGTAGCAACTGGATTTGCTTCAGCCAAACGCGGCGTTCGACTTTATGTTCCTTGATTTCTTCCTGAAGTTCGTTGATAAATGCGATTTGCTGCTGTCGAACGCTTTCCCTCTGAACGATAGCATCCCAAATGGCTTTTACCGTCAGTTCCTCGCCATTCTCGAATACAACGGTCGTTTCGGGATCGGTAGGAGTCTTTCCTTCTTTTTTCTCTTCGGGAAACGCTTCGACTACATTTGTTTTAGCAGACATAGATAACCCTTTCACTAGGCGACTTTCATGACATAAACGAGCGAGTAGTAAGGCGGGGTGTGACCCGCAGAGGCAGAGTCGAACGCGGCAATGTCCACATCGTGATCGTGTTCTGAGATTTGGCGGGTGACGACTGGACCGCCGCCTCCAATGTCGATTGCGGTCGTTGCGCCCGATACCGCAGAGGACGTATTCGGCGGGTCAATCGAATGAACGTGAGTGCTTGAACCTCCGGTAAGGTTGGCCCCCGCTACGGTTGCGCCCAAGATAAACAGATTTTCAAGATCGGGAGTGGTGATGCTGTTCACGGTTCGACCGTCGCAAACCGCCCAATCCGCCGAAGGGCTGCCGCTTGTAGCGTCTACCGATTGCCCCGGTTGAGGCGACCACATTTTAATCTCGCCAATCCAAGACTCTCCTGAAACCGAACTTTCAATAATATTGCCGGAACCGTCTGTTCCAAGGACGGCTTTGCTAACCAGTCCTGTGAGCCTAGCGGCAGGCGCAATCATCGTTCCCGCCGCTAGGTTAAGTCCAGAATTATTGAGCGTGTGATTAGCGGCAGTTCCAAAAATAAGCGACTTGATCCAAGCCGTTCCGTCGTCAGCCCAATAGCCTGCCGAAACGTGATTTTTTTGTAAATCAATCCAGTTTCGAGTGAGGCCGGACGGCGTATCCAAAATGAACATATTGCCGTTGACGTTCGTCCCTACGGGGCCTGCTCCTCCCGATCCGGCCCCAATCGCCAAAATCCCGCTATCGACAGGAAGAACCAACCCCGCCCCATTGGTGAATGTCAGCTTTGTCGCGCCGTTTTGTTGAATATTGAAAAAATCGGAACTTGTGCCGGAAGGCATATTGATTCCGAAGTAAGTTCCTCGATTGCTTGCGCCGGAAAGCGCGTTCCCCAAACGCAGGAGAGCCGATGATTGAGAATTGCTTTGCGACGAACCAAGATCGGGAGTGCCTGTAATAGCGAATGTATAATCGCTTGCGGCGTTTGCAAGATTCCGCGTCATTACAGCTTTTTCATCCGTTGTATTTGATATAACAAGCGTAGCGTCCCAGGAAGGGGTTGTAGCAGGGAGAGAGGAAAGAATAACGTTTCCACTCCCATCCGTCGCCAATACGCCTGCGGAAAGAAGTCCTGTCAGCCGAAGGGAAGGCGTAATCGTAGTTCCTACAACCGTTAGACCTGTGTTATTAAATGTGCCTCTGACCGCGTAAGCCCGATCCCCGGTTCCGCTTGACCCAGGCGTTGGGGTCCAGATGGTGACGGAAGCCCCTGCGTTGCCTGTCGAAATGCCGGAAAATAGCCGAAGATCGCCGCCTGCTTTGTTTGTGGCAAGCGTCGTCGCGCTTCCCGCCAGAATAGAAAGCGTGTTTCCGGCTGTATCTGCCGCCGTTCGTCTCGCCAGTTGAATGATTTTAGACGTTTCGCCGGGAAGTTGAACCAATCCGCTTGCGTAAATCCTGAAAACTTCCGCCATAATACCTGGATTTTGATGCAACTTAACGGAAAAAGACGTTCCGGCTTGATCGGTTCCCGCGAACGTTCCTTCCGAAATAGCGTCAAGAGCCATTACCGTTCGATTGGTAATGGTGGAGGAATCGTCGGTTGTGACCGCGAAACGTCCTACGACTTCATCTATAAGAACGTCCAGATCGGGAGACGTGATCGTAAACTGCCCGTCTGTGGTAACGTTGCCTGTAGAAACCAAACCGCCGACATTGATTACGTCCGTTGTCGTTGCGCCTTCATCCGTCACGTCTTGCAGGTCTTGAACGCTTCCGGTTACGGTTGAGGAAAGCGTTCCTCCCGATAGCAGAAGCCCCGTTCCAATCGCAACCAGATCGACGTTGCTTGTGCCGTTGCCGCCTAAAATCGTCCCTGCGGTCAACGTTGTCCGTCCGGTCCCTCCGATAGAAACAGGAATGGTGGGGAGGTCGCCCACAACCAAGGCTCTTAAACCCAACGCGCCTGTTGTGCCGTCAGGAGTGGCGAGAAATCGGTTCGCCGTTTGTCCGGTAGCGGCGGCAATCGTAATGGTTCCCGAACCTGTAACGGGAGAGCCGGATACGGAGAAATAGGAAGGAACGGCAAGCGCGATGCTCGTTACGGTTCCCGTTCCGGCTGAAGTCGATTCGATGATGTTTCCCGAAGCGTCTGTGCCAAGGACCGCTTTGGACAGCAATCCTGTGAGTTGCCCGTTCGGAGCAATAATTTTTCCGGTTGAAATCGTCACGCCTGCGGAATCGAACTTCGCTCTTTCCACAAGTCCCGTAGCGGCTTGACTGGCTTTCGTTGAAATCAGGACGTATCCGGTCGCGCCTGTGCCGTCATTTGCGGTAACGGGAGCCGAAATCGCCGCGTAAACGCCGACGTTTTCAGCAGCAGAAGAATGTCCTCGGAAACTAACTTCGTTTCCGGCGTTCGCGGTTCCGCTATTGGTTTGAAGTCGCAGGTTCGTATCGAGCAAACCTGTAGTAATTTCGGTCCCTGTTCCGGTAATGTGGACCAAAGTTTCAGGAGTGCTTTGAGCGATGCCCAATCCGCCTGCAACAATGGTTAATGCAGTTTCATTGTCTCGCCCTACTACGTCATCAAGCGTATCCACTTCAACCGCTATGGCGGAAACCGAAAGAACGTTCCCCGTCAGATCAAGCCCCGAACCAATGGTGATAGACCTGAGACTGCCGCTTGTTTCGGTTGCATGAGTTCCTACGAGGGAGGCGACCGTATGCGCTGAAAGCCCGGTTCCGCCTTTGGAAACCGGAACGAGAGGCAAATCGCCGGAAACCAAGGAGCGAAGTCCAACGCTGCCTGTAGTTGCATCCGGCGTTCCGAGGAATTGATTGGCGGTCAGACCCGTTGCAAGCCCTATGGTGAACGTTCCGGTCGTTGTGACGGGAGAGCCTGTCAGCGTCAACCAAGGATGCGCCGATACGTCTAAAGCGACCGATGTAACCGTTCCCGAACCCCCTCCTGCGGTTCCCGGCATAGGAACCAGAGTGTGCAGAGGATCAATCAGCGTTATGGCTCCTGCCGCCGTTGTGATCTTAGCGAGGAGTTGCGCCGGAATTTCTTCCGTCGAAGGATCGGTAAGACTGTCCGTTACGGCGTATTGCGGCGTATCGTCCGTATTGGTTTGAAGTTCCCACAACCACGATTCATCGTCATCGGGAATGGGCCATGTGGCAACGTCTGCCAAAACCAATACGTTATCGACTAACGAGGTATGAGCCGCGATTTCAGCGAGTAATCCCCCGCCGTCTGAAACCAGATCGCCTGTAAAACTGCCGTCGTAAACGCCTCTGCCAAACGTCGTGTAGAGGAAACTTTCCAGATGATTTTCTACTAACTGGATATTAAACTCAAGGCTGTTTTTAGTATCCAGATAATGCGACATAAAAATATCGCCGTCTTCGCCTTCTACGGGGTCAGTAGTGATTTCAAGTATCATGTCCAGGTTTCCCCTAAGTTCGTAGACTGCAAAGTGACCAGTTCATTCGCCGCGTTGAAGTAAACGCCGACAAACGTTCGTCGCGTTGTGTTTAAAAAATCGAAACTAAAATGCTGTTCGGGAACGCTTTCTTTAATCAGCGCGTCCTTACTGGCAAGCCCCGACCATGTAAGCCAAGTCGCGCCTTCGTCCCGGCTCATTCTTAAATAGAAGTTATTATTGTGCCAATACGAGAGATAGAGCAGATTTAAATGCTCCTCGTATTTCACGACACCCCATTTGCCGGGACAAACCACTTTAATCTTCCAATCCGTATCCGCGCCTAGCCGAGTATTTTTAAGCAATAATAAATTACCGCTATCCAAATGACCGACAACATAAAGCGGATAACTTCTATTGGCTTCATTTTTTACAACCCAAGGGCCGTTCAAGCCCGTTCCGATTTCAAACCGCGTGTAAGCGGTTTCCGCGCCCATCCTTCTTGCCAGTTTTAGTGTATCATCTTCAACCAAGACAACGAAACTATCAAGGTCCGAAGACGTGACGATGACGGGATAGCCTTCCGCCGACCCGAATACGCCTTTGCCTCCGAACGCAAGCCATATAATTCCGCGTGAAAACGTAGGCAGAGGCATCGCGGAGAAATCGGTTCCTCCCGGACCTGAAATCGGAAGCGGAATGGGATAGACCTGTTCATCCGGCGTATTGGGACCGCTACGCCATTCAAGCGGTATCGGGTCCTTCAGTTGATGCTCAAACCGCCCCAGACTATCTGAAGTCGAATCGTCCTTAATCTCGTAATCGTCACTCGCAATATAGGCGGGAAGCGAAGGGAAACTATCGTCGGACGGGTCTACGGCAAGCACTCTGGTTGAAACGGGCAAGTGCGTGTCAGGATCGTAAATAAGTCCGATTGCGCCAAATCCCACCGTCGCTTTGATTTCAAACTCCATATTGCTTTCGGGATAGACCTTGACGGCTCCATACCCTCTCTTTGACGCGAGGATCGCCGGACACGTATTTCCAAACGTTTCTTCAAGCCAGATAGCAAAGTTGGGAGAATACGTATCAGGGCCGTTATCATCAGGATCGTCGCCAAGCGTTGCCGACCATCCTTCCTGCAAACCGATTTCCGTTGCGAGGTTTCCCATCAGAAGGCAACTTTGGAAGTTCGACGTTTCATCGGCTTCATAGATCGGAAATCCCCACTTGGAATACCCGTCAAGCCATAAGGAACGGTATCCGTCCGTTATCCCTGTAATCCCGCCAAGTTCAAAGTTTTCGATGGAAAAGTGATCGGAAAGCGGGTTCGGATGATGAACCTCTACAATGGTTTTGTTTTTCTCTTTCAGCGTCAGTTGATTGAGCGTGACGATTCTTCCGGCAGGAAAAGAATACGTGACTTTTTTGATGGACTGGATTCCGTCTTGCCCGATGATTTCATTCGTGTCTTTTAAAAGTCCCGGCAAGTCGATTTCATGTTCCGCCATTGCGGTTGTTAATGGAACTACAATGGTTACGGTAAAATCTTGTCGAACGGGATTGTAAGCGAAGTTTTTAGCTTCGTTCGGCTTGATGCGAAGATTGTCGTATTCAACCAAGAGGGTGAGATTGCAGGCGGAATCCGCTTTCGCTTTTACATAAAGATAGCGATAGGTGGACCAGTTGAATATATCGCTGTCAGGACGAAGTTTCTTTCTTACCTTGGGCCATTCGGCTTTGGAGTTCTGAAAGTATTCGGGACTCGTTTCGCCTGTAGTGAACCACAACAATACTTCGTCCGGTATTTCCGCGCCGTAGTCGCTAAACCAATCGGCAGGACCCGCGCCCGTATCCGGCGCAATGTCGTTGAAGTCGTTCCGATAGTTGCGCTCAATTTTAGGACTTGCGCCTGTGGCGACACATCTTAATCCGTCTGCAACCGTCGAAGTTGTGCATCCGGTGGCGGTCCAGGCAAAACCGACCGGATAACTTCTGACAAACGTTTCAACCACTAGCGAGGAAGCGTGATCGAGCGTCATGGACGACCAAGACTGCCCTGTTTTCAGCGTAATGCAGTCGTAATCGGCGGGATCGTGTCCCAACTCCTCAAGATCGTCAGGAACAATATCGTAATCCCCTGGATTTTCCTGCTTGCTGCCTGTCGATATGGGAGAAGTTATCGGCGTTTCATACACGCTTTCATGGTTGACAATGTGAACGGGAAGAGAGCGTTCTTCCCAATCAATCACGTCGCCTTTTAGACGAACGGTGTAATCGGGAACGATATACACGCTACCCGTATCTACGCCTAAAAAGCTGACTGTGCCGGGACGTGAAATTGCTTGAAACTGGAAATCGCTCTTAGTGATCGGTGTTCCTTGCGCTTTAGCGGGAGCAACCGGATTGTTAAAATGGTAAGCGATTCCGCCCCACTCGGTAGGACCGTGAAAAGTTTGAACTGCCGCTTCTCCGAATATGGCGGGAAATGGCAAGTCGCCTTCGGTTGGCGCGTAGTAGCCTGCATTGAAATACAAGCCGAAACCATTGTCAACCAATCCGCCGTAATCGGAAAGATCGCCTTCCGAAAAGCCGTTCGCCCATTCCGCCATTGTATCGAACTTATTGTAATGGTTGGAAAGATTGGGAGGAGTGTCGTTAGAAGGGGCAGGATCAATTTCACTTCCGCCGCTTGTTGTAATGAGCCATGAGGAATGAACCGTTCCGACAGGTTTCATATACAACGCTTGAACCATGTCGTTTTGCCGACCGGGACGAACCAACCCATAAGACCAACTCTCGAAAGCCCATTCCTCGCAGGCAACCGTAGAAGTAAAATCCATCGTTACGGTTTCGCCAGGAGGAGTTAAATCAGGGTTGTCTTCATCCCAACTTGCTTCAGCGTCGTTTGCCCATATCACAATCGGCTGATTATTCATTAAAACTTGCGTCACCCAAGCCGGATCGACGGAACCTTCTCGCAAGGGATTACTGTTTTGAAGTCCGGTTCGCACTTCAAATCGCGGCCCAAATCCTGCGTATCCCGTTACTCTATGGCCCGGGAACTGCCCCGGCACGTAAGTATGGTAGTAGTTGCTGCCTTCCCATCCCGAACCATCCGAAGTGCCTCCGCAATAATCAAGAGTAAGCCGACCCGATACGACATACGTTCTTTCAAACGTGCGCTTGTATTTTCGCCTGTAATCGGCTCCGGTCGTTCCTCCAAACGGCATTATTCAGCATTTCCCATTCTTACATCACTCGTTAGCGGCGTTACGCCAAAGATGAATTGCTGTTTTCCGTCGCTGTCGGTCAGCGAAGTCGAAGCCTGACCTTCCGGCAACGCAAGCGCGTCTTTCAATACGGCGTTTCCGAACGCCTGCCGCGTCGTTACCATAGGAGATATATGCGTTACGCCTTTGGCCTGCTTGCCCAAGTTCTGATTAAATCTCACGTTCGTTATACCATCTTTCCGCAACGTAGGTGGTAGGGCGGTTAATGTATTGCCCCGCAAACGCTTCGTTGCAGTCGTTCTTGTGATCGACTTTAAATCCGATGATACGGTAATCGTGCGTAGAAAGCGACGTGCCGTTCGACATATAGTTCTTTATTCTAATCAAATCCCACAGCCTTATGGTAGGCTCCCATTGCGCTTGGAACTCGATATGCTGTCGCGTCTTGCTTCCTCTTGCAAAGAGTTTGCCCATCGCCGCCGTAACGAGTTCGGGCGTGTTCAACGCGCTATCGAGATAAGCGACGTAGCGTTTTTCCGCCAACCAGTTAGCAGGCTGTGCAGGCTTGGTTTCCGTCGCGTTATACATAAGCGTAGCGTCGATGCTGTTCTTATCTTCTTTGTATTTGATGATCGGTTTTTGAGTTTCATCCATTCCGACGCAATGAAGCGCGTTGAATTGCGGCTCAATCAAATAACTCGTTAGATTTTGATGAACGCTCCGGTAAGCGGTTTCAACCGTCGCTCCTCCTCCTCCGTCGTCTACGGGCAACAACGCCAGATCGGTTGTAGGCCAGAACACCTTAACCGGAGTCGTTGAAAACTGCGAGGGATTTTTAAAGAAGAAGCGATATTCGTAAAACCCGGTTGCGACATTCAAATACGGACGATAACCATAAACCCATCGGAACGGGTATTCGGAGGAAGACGTATAGGTATTGACGATATAATCCAGCCAATCGGTAACGCTTCGCATTACATCCGTTAGATTGGTAGGATCATCGTCAGCTTCCCCTTTGGAAAGTTTTGTAACCTTCTTTCGTTCTCCGGTTTTACGATCCACATAAGACGGCGTTTCGTCTATATCCCACCATGCGCCGTTTTTAGGGAACCCTACGGCGACAAGCAACGCTTTTACCGCGTCATCCACTCCCATGCCGTCCAAACGGTTCAGATCGGCAACGAAAGTGTTGTCCAACCAACGCTGCATATCCTGCAAGTCCATTTCAAGGAACTGCTGATTGCCCTTCACCGTTACGGTTGGTTTTGTCAGGATGCCTTTGATCCAAACGTTCCCGTCTTCGTTCCATTCAAACGGGATATTGAACAGATTCTTGAGTTGACCGTGATTATGCCCGTTCTTTAGACGAATGGAACCGGACATTAACTTTTCATCCTGGTTGTGATTGAACTCCACTACATCTGAAAGAAAGTCTAGCGATTCATCGTGCGTTTGTTGCCGCAACGCTTCTTGCCGAATTTCTCCTCGGTAAAAGAACGGCGAATGATAAATATGTTCTTCGGAAACATTCGGACGCGCCAGTTTGATGACAGGCTTCACGCTGTAGCGTTTCATCGTAGACAGCGTATTCTTATGGTAAGTGACCGTAACGTGGGACGGCAGGATAACAGAGTTCATCCGGTCGTATTCGATACTTTGAATAGTTTCAGCGAGAACAGGTTCGCGCTCCGTCGAAAACAAATCAGGATGAATCGGCTCAATGGTTCCCGTTGCTTTTTTTGCCGTAGAAGAACCTTCGCTTGCGCCCGTATAAGCAATCGGACGGATTTGATGCGCCACTTTCTGATTGGCGACAATCGTATAATAAGCGAGTTCGGTCAGCTTGGAGATAAGATCGTTGCCTTCGCTTCGCGGAATGTTCGGGTCTTGCCACATAAACGAACCGCCCGAAGAGGACGTAACCAGGATGCGGTTCCGTCCATGCGGGAGGATGAAAACCTTATGCCATTGTTCGGTAAGGCTTCCCCAACGGTTCGGAACCAAGTCGCCTTCAGCCAGTTTTTGAAGCGAGGAGCCTACGCCTTTAGACAGGTAGCCTTTGCCGTCTGCATTGATGTTCAGCGTAAACATTTTGTTCACGTCGTTCGATCCGAACTGAACGGAAAGAATCGTTCGCTGACCGAGCGTAGGCCCGTAAGCCCTGAAATGTATGGCAAGGCCGCGATTGGCGGCAAGAGGCTTCTTGCTTCTGAGCGTTCCCGTATCCGATTTGTTGATATGAACCCAATCTTTTTCGTGAAGTCGAGGGTATTCCGTCCACTGTCCAGATACAATGGAGTAGTAATCCAGTTTTTCTCTAGCAAACTCTTTCTTGGTGGACGTGTTCGTTTCCCACGTCGGATCAAGATACGCAGGCATAAGGGTTATGGGCGAGTTGATTTCTGCAGCCGTAATGACTTTTACAGGCCCCGCGCCATAAAACTTTTGAGGAGGAGGCCAAGCGTAAGTGTTTGTAAACTTCCAAGCATCTACGGACGCGCCGGGACGCGCATCGAAAGCATATCCCGATTCTTTAACCGAGATATAGCGTATCCCTGCGCTTTCCGTAAATTTATCGCAAATAGGCATAGTTTAATTCGTATCAAAGGAGTAGCCATGTCGGTTCGCGTCGTAGAGAAACTTGTTCAAAATCTCCTCAACTAGTTGGTTGAAGTTGGAGCCGTTTGATCCTTCCACCTTCACCGTTACCGGAGGCTTCTTCATCGGATTGCCAAGCCCCGGCAACTCGGAAGCGTTCACGCCGATTTGAGCGATACCTGATTGTCCGACGATTTGCCGAATCGCGTTCGCCATAGTATTAGCTTCTTCGCCCCCTAGCGGCTTCCCTAAAGGGGCCTGGGGAGGTTCTGAAGCTATCGCATATTTAGACATACTTTGCAGCGTCAAACCCATTTGTCGCCACTGTTCTTGGCCTGCCGCCGCTAAATAATCCGATGCAGTTGAAAGTTTCCCTCCTATCAGTTTATTCAACAAACCAAAGGTTACTTTATCTAATATCTCGATAACACCGATAGTAAATGCAGTCGCGCCTAAGATCAACGCGCCTTTGAAAATATCCAATGCTTTAATAACATTGTTGACGAAACCTGCTATTTGTCTTAAACCATCGAAGGTTTTTTTCAAACTATCAGAACCAAACGCAAGTTTAGCCATTGAAGCCAACACCTGTTGAACGCTATCGTAAAAGTTACTTCTAGCAGTTTCCGTCGTTGCAGCAAATCTATCGAACGCGCCGGGAAATTTTTGTTCAATCGTTTTCAAAATGGCTTCAAATACAACAGGACGATCTTTAGCGGCAATCGCTCCCTGCAAAGGAACTGTTCCTTTAGGCGCGTTAGCGGCAACGTCTTCGCGTCGGATGCCAAAACCTCTAATCAAACGCGAAAAGTTGCCTGCCGCGCCGATACCTGCAGCCATAGCAACATCGGAAAAATCGCGTCCGAACATATTGCCAAGTCCACCGAGGATTTTAAGGTTGCGAACCGTAGGCTGAATACCGAGCGTCGTTAATCGAATAAACGCCTGTGTCGCGCTTTCGACAGAGAACGGCGTTTGCTTGGCAAAGTTCTTTACCCATTCAAACGCTTGTTCGCCAACTGCCGCGTCACGATAAAGAACGGTAAGAGACGTGCGAAGGTTTTCAAACTTGATCGACGTTTCCATAGCAGCCGCGCCAAGTTCCGTTATTTTTTGCGCGGCATATACGCCAACTACCCCGCCGATAGTAGCCATCATATCGCCTCTAGCGTTTTGTTTCATCGTATCGGCGGCATTTACTTTCCGTTGTTGGGTGTTCATTATGTTGTAGGCGTTCGATGCTTGTTGGGATCGTCCTAAATACGCAGCCTGCGCCCGTTGGAATCCTTGATACGTGCCGTTCGGACTGTTGATGCTTCGCATCATCCGTTCATGCGCCCGATTGAGTTTATCTTGCGCTGCCGCCGCTTTTGCACTTGCGGAAGCCAATCGCCCTTGCTGTTTCTCAAGACGTTCCTGTGCTGTCGTGACGTTTTTAATAGACGATATGGCAACGGCAATACCGACAAACTCCACCCTGCTTATCAGCCTGTCGATAATATCCGCCATTGATTACTTCCTCTTCATCGCCTTTTCGTTTTCTTTTTGCTCGATGTTCGCGAACGCTTGCATCTCCACCCATTCAGTTAGCGTCAGGTCCAACTCCGATGGGTGTCTCTTCAGATATTTGAAACTTAGAGCCATTTGCATGAGACGGAAATGTATCTTTCCGCAGCTTTTCCTCCGCAGCTTCAACGCTGCCCGAAGTCAAACCGGAAATCAACATAATGCGATTGGCGATAATGGTTGCGACAGGCCCAAGGTTATCCAGCATTTGAAACGCTTCGTCAATCGTCACATCCGGTTCGATCATACATTGGCAACAATACGCTGCCGCATAGATTTCACGCTCCGAACGTCGCTTGCCCTGAAGTCCGATATGCTCATTGATCTTCGTAAGCTTTTCAATCTCTTCCTGAATAAGATTGAACTCAGACGTATCCGCTACGGCGCGAATGGTCACATCCCCGTCGTATTCGGGCTTATTGATCGGGAAGTCTTCTTGGTAGATTCGATCCGCTTTCTTCAGAAGTTCTTCCTTGGTAAGTTTCTTTCGCATTTTCGGAAGTTCATAAATATCGCTCATTGATTCTCCTTATGTTGCGACAAGTGGACCGTATCCCATCAACGTGCCGGATTGCATCATAACGCTATCCATATTGATAGTAAAAGCCGCTTCCGTAATCACAGCAAGCCCGGTATAAGCTGTTCCTCCCGGTCGCCAGATTTCTACGGAAATTTGCCCTCTATCTCGTTCTATGTCTCCCACAGGAGGAGCGATAGCTAGTTCAAGCAAAATGAAAGAATTGAGGACTTTTTCCACAACCGTTCCGAGTTCAACGCTCCATTGCTTGCGTTTCGTTCGATTTTGGATAAATCCCTTGCTTGTGGAATCGTTAATATCGTGAGGCAAGAAAGCGTTCACCATATCAAAATTCACACGAAGAGAGCAGTTCGTAAACAAACCTAAAATATCGGTTCCGCCTATCTCTAGAAGAGCCACATCGCAGGTATAGATACGATCTTCAGCAGCAACCGTAACGTTAGCAGCCATATTGTCTCCTAAGAAGTTCTAAGTTCAACGGTAGGCGTTCCGTAACCTACGAGGTTAATAACTTGTTCCGCTTCTTCCCCAGGGTAGTTGAGTTCGACGGATTCAACTGTCATCAAACCTGATACGGAAAATATGCCTGCACCTGTTCCCGGCGATACTGGCACTGGACCAAGATACGCAAAATCCATCTGACCGTCATTGCTAGATGATCCCAAACCAATTCCGGCAAACTCAAAAAGTTGTTCCGTCGCGCCGGAACTGGACGCATTATCAGTAACAACGGCTGTAATGCTAACATTCCATTCCCGACTTCTCGGACGCGGATGCCGCCAGATATTTTCATCGTCAGCCGGATCATGCGCTACATCGGCTTCCATCGTATCGGTCGTAATTCGTATTTCAAGGTTGCGAAAAATTTTAATCAAGTTGGCTACTTGATCGGTAGATGCGCCGTTGGTATCCGTCAGCGATACTACTTGACTTTCCCAAACATAAGCGCGATTTGCGAGTGCCATATTAAACTCCTATTCTACGGGAATCGCTACGGGAACTCCCCACATACTGAACGTCGCCGTTTGCAGTTGTGGGCCGTCCATTGCAACTATATCCGCAAAGTTGTTAATGCTTCCCCGTTGACCGTAAGGAGTAGCGATAAGAGTAGGATTGACGGCTGATATAGCTTTTTTGAAAACCAACCAATACGGTCCCACTCCCAAACTTCTAAAAAGATGGTAAATACTATCGTATTGGTTGCCTGTGACAAACATATCCTGCGCCATTTCGACTTCGCACGTCCATCGTTGGCGATAAGGAAGCGGGTAATGCCCGGTATCCCAGGTAGCGGAACCGTCATCTTCCGTCACCGCGCAAGACAGTCGGAACGAGCGAAACAATGCAAGCATATTATACACTTTATGGCTAGGATTGTCGTAATCCAGTTCGCTAAACTCAAGATCGCCATGATACAAAACAAGCGTATAAACGTCCGACGCGAATAGGCGATTGGCGGGATTGCTGTCACCCATCTTTCATCACCTTTCGTATCGTCGCAGGCTCCACTTTCAAACGATAGGCTCTCACATCCTGCCCGACGCGCTGCAAGATCGGACGCGCTATCATCCGGTTCGTTCCCCGCATATACTTTGCGTGTTCCGAGTAATTCCACAAAGAAGACGTGAATCCTTGAGGAGTTTCCTGCGTATTCACCGCCCAACTCTTCACGAAATCGCCGGATTGAATATTGATCTTAAAGGCAGGAAGCGGCAACCCAGGCGCACCGGGATTTCTTGCTCCCGTTGCGGCGTTGACATGCCGTTTCGCGTAAGGATACCTGCGTTTCCTGCGACCATCTGCCGTTGAGTAAGCGCGATTGGAGGAGTATTCTATGGCTTTTTCTTTGGCGTATTCCATAACTCGGATTTCGGCACGTCGAAGGGCGGGAGCCAACTTCATCTGTCGGTTCCGCCACCTTGCCAAGTAAGTCCCATCCGTCGTTATGTGCAGTCTCACATCACTCTCGATTCAATAAGTTGAAAGGTATTAAAAACGTATCCGCCCATCGCCGTAACTCCCTGCACAGGAACCACAGGCCATGCGCGAGAGGAAGGATTCCAACTAATGCTCCCTGGCTGAACGTTGTTCGCGTTGTTTCTCAAATGCGGATCGCGCCATATCTTCGTTGAAAGATCGGACAACTTTTCCCGCATTTCCTCAACCGCGTGTTCGTCTTCCGTTTTTTCAGTGACAAGCCATAAATAAACCGGGATATTCCACGTTACATCCATAGCGGCAGGCCCGATGTTCCCGCTTACTTCGTCGCCTACTTCTATTATGGCCCAGGGAAACGCGAAATCGGCAGGGTCAACTTCCGTCAGTTCATCCCCCGCTTCAAGGATAGGCGAACCATCAGGGATTTCCCACACGTCGTATATCAAATCGCGGAGGGCGGAAAAGAAACACTCGAAATCGGCTCTAATCATATCCCGCCTCTACGCTTGCCGGAACGCCTCGCAGCTTTTCCAAGGTCGCTCTCCAATACGCCTTCGGCTTTGTCGTGTGCATAACGGGAAGCGTTACGAGCCAATACGTCTCTTCTTCCAACCATTTGACAATCCAATATTGATCCAGTTCTTCTATGGCTGCTCCTTTTGCCTCAAGTTCCTGAATGTCTGCTGTAGGGTCTACCGCAATGCCAAGCTGCATACGAACGCGGGAGCCGATTTCGTGAAAGCGACACTCCACATCAGATGCGTTTATTTCGTAAGAAGCGGTCAACACCTTATTTTGATCCCCGATGGTTTGCGTAGGCTTCCATATATCGCACGTATGCCCTTCGCCTATCATTGCGGATCAATCCCGTAAGGAAGCGGCAGACCGGAAATCCAAGGATTGTTAGGATTGATGCCTGAAAGATCGGTATAAGGAAGCGGAGAGGTTTTCGTCATCACATCAATGGCAATACCAAATCCCGCCGTGTCCAATTGAAGTTCGGTTTGAAGTTGAGCCGCAACGCGGTCATACATTTTCCACCAGTGATCGAAAACTTGTCCTTCCTTCTCCGAAATATCCATAGCGGAAGTGTCGTATCTGTTCGCCGCTTCAGCAAGAATGAAGTTCAGCGCGTGATATTTTACCGAAGCATAAAGGAGCGAAAACGTAGGGTTATCAAGGATCGTTTCGTAATAATCCCACAACATTTCTACATCATCAGTGAACTCTTGATCCCCTTTTTTGCCGAGTTCCCGCACCATCATACTTCGCATTGCTTTAACTTCAAAACTCAACGGAGGTTCCTCCGATCAAGGTCTTTGTCTTCTTTACGCCTCTGCAACCTTCTTCCGAAACCGTAATCGAATAAGACGAACCGGGAGTAAGAGCCGCGCCTAGAAGCACTTCCCAATACCCGTTATCGTAAGGCGTAACTTCGATTTCCCCTGATTTATCAAAATACGGAACGCCGTCAACCAGATCGGTTGAACGCCTGTATTTCACGGTAATCGGAGAAACGGTTTCACCTTGAACAGTAGGCAACACGTTGCCGTAAAGAACGGAATAATCGTAAGAAACTTCGTTAAAAAAATCGAAAAGAATGTTGGTTGTAATCCCGTCAACGACAACGGATTTTCGAGGATCGTAGCGATATATCTCCCGCAATTTATTCGTATAAAACCATCTTGCGGAAGGATTGCCTTCTTCCGTCAACACGGCAAAACCGTCGATGCCGTATTGCTCTTTTTCACGGTGAAGCACGTCCCAATGATCTATCGGAACGTGATCCGTCAACCCTTCGGGATCGGTATATTCCGAACCGGAATCGTAACTAATCACAGTAAAAAGATTTCCGGCAAGCGAATCTTTATAACCTTTCAAATAAGCAAGCGTTCCAAGCCGCGTTCGCTTTGCCCGTTGCGGAGTATTGATTCGATCCGAGAACCAGTTTTTGACAAGAATACCGTCTTGATAATCCTGATTTATTCCCATAAGAGAAGCAGTTTCTCCTATGGTTGCGGGTCCAAGCGTCAGTTCGGGATAACCGGATTCCGCAAATAATTCATATCCGTGATTGTGGCAAGCGAGAATGGCAAGATTTTGTTCGGCGCGAGTAAACTCGCCGCCAATCGGATAAGTAACGTTTGAATAATCTTCAGGCCATATATCATTCGCATCGAAATCTGCAACGTAAAGCCCATCAAGAATATTGCCGTAAGCCGCTTCCCAAGCATCGGCTTTTGCCAGCCAAGCCGCGAAAATCTCTCCTTCAAGCCGTTCGGTAAACCCGTAAAACTTAATGGTTGAATCAACCATTTTTACTTCCGAAATCACTTGATAGATAGCATCGCGCTCATCTGCGTCATCGTCATAATTTAAAATAATTCGGTCAAAGTTCTTTAATATTTCGATTTGCCCCATGATCGGAGCGTGTTCGACAGCCGAAGGACCGAGAATAAGATAAATCCCTCGGATATTGCCGTCATATTTAAGAACGTTCGCTTTATAGTTCATAAGTCTATAATACCAAAAAAGGGAAGGGAACGTTTAATCCCCTTCCCTCACTCTCTCCCACAGAGATTGTTTAACTTGTTTTCGGTCGTCCCGACCCTTTTTTCTCTTCGTCAGGATTGGGTTGACCTGTCGCTTCGCCGGAACGTCTTGCAGGTTCTAGCGTCGCGTCTGCTTCGTCAGTCGGTTCAACTTCATCGTCTTCGGGAGCCTCGGTTGTCAGATACCCGTCTTCGATCAACCGTTTGAGTTTTTTGTCGCCATAAGCCGAAACGTCAATCGGATCGCCTACCACGTTGTTGCCCACGCCTGCTTGCGCGATGTAATAGGTTTTTTCTCGGTTCGCCGCTCCCTTGGAAGCTGCCATATTAAACCTCCTTTTAGGAAACGTCCATCAAAACGATGGAACCGGGATACCAGAGGATAGGACCGCCATTGTGCCCACGATGGATTTCAATCGTCGGAGGAACGGCTTTGCCTCTCGTATCGTTCACGAAGGCGTAAGGACCGGATGCGCCGCCAGGGTTGTTTGCGTTGAACGTCATCGCATACTCGCCCAGGGCTTCCCCGTTCGGTCGCTGACCGACTGCGACAGCCTTGCCGTCAGGAATAAAACGGGTAATGGTATCGCTGTCATTGTTATACCAACCATCGTAAACCTGAATGTTGGCAAGTCCGTCGCCAGTGAGGATTTCCTGAAGACCGGGGCGGTTGTTCACAGGCTGAAGCCCGGTAACGCGCCTTCCGCCAAGATCGGCAGCGTTCGTATTCTTCATCATATTGCGGAACGTCGCGTCGTTCATGTAGACCGTCGCGCCTGCGCCGAAGTTCGTTCCGTAAGTAGGGCCGAGAGCGATAAGGGCCGCAAGATCGGCAAGCGGGGTCGCGCTTGCAATCGTCGCCCAGGTCGTCGCGTTGTAGTCCGTAATGGAGAAGGTATCGGTATGCAATACCTGCCCATTCGGACCCGTCACCGAGAAAGACTTGGTTGTGAGCAAAGTCCAGCCGATGTATTTAATGCGGCGAACTTCGCGTTGGGCAAGCTGAGTCGTGTATTTGTCGATCAACTTATCCGCAGTCATTCGCTCGTTAACCGTGCCGACTTCACGCGCCAGCATCGTCATTTCGGTTTCGTTCAGAACCATGAACTCGCCGTAAACTCCCGGCTCAAACAGGTAACGCTTTGCGCCGAGTTTGTTCACACGCGCCGGAGGGCCGTTAAGCCCTCTCGCCTGTTGCAAACCGTAATTGTTGTCTTCCACTTCCCATTCGAGATAATGGGAATCCTCATTTTGAATAGGGAGAATGGAAGAAATCGGATCATCCGCCATCAACGCTTCGATTTTAACCGAAGTGATCTTTCGGAGAGCCGCCGTTGTAGGCCAAGAATAAGCCATTGTAGGTTCTCCTTAGAAGCGGAAGGCGTAGACTACAGGGGTAGTAGCGTGACTAGTCAGCATGATAATGGTTCCGTTCAGATCGGCAATCGCCGCCAAAGTGTCCACCATATCATTAGAATTCGTAGAATCGAGCCGCGTCCCGGTTCCATCCGTCGCATGGCCTGCGCCGACATACAGATCAGAAGTCAGGAAGCAACCTCCGAAATACATATCAACGTCTTTGCGCGTTTCGCCATAAACGCCGGGAGAAGAACCTACGGTAGAGTTGCCATACCAGTAAGTGCCGTCCGTTCCGACAACTACATCATAAGGCAGGATGCATCGCGCCGTTTCCAAGCCTGTTGTTACTGCGGCGTTGGAATACGGAACGAACTTGTTGCGACTAGCTACCGTCGCGTGAGTGACATTGGCTTGAGAAAAAACTGTGCCTTTTTTGAAAAAAGTGATGGAAGCCACAGGCGCGAACTGAACCACCTGAGTTTTTACAATCTCAGGGTGCATGAACGGTTCAAGTTTTCCCGCTACCCATGTGGAGGTAGGAGCCGTGAGGAGAGGCATTAGTTATCCTCTTTCTTGAGAACGGCCCTGCCAAGAGAGCCTTTGCCCATGATGCGCTTGAAATCTTCTTCGTCTTGATCTTCAGTCGGTTTTCGTTGATCGGAGAAAAGCACTTCGCCTTTCAGCACTTCACCGTCTTTGCCGAGAGGAACCATGTTTTTGTAAAACTCTTCAAGTTCCGCTACGCGAGAAGGCGTTTCGGCAGAGAACGTCAGACCGTCTTGCAGGTCCCTGGCATCATCGGCTTGCGCCCGAAGCATACGAGTAGCGAGTTGATTGACCTGTTGATCGACGGAAAGCGTTTCCGTTCCGACGATCTTTCCGGCTTCAAGCTGAGTTTTAGCGAACGTGAGGGCTTTTTCTTTCTTCAGTTCCTCAAGTTGCGCTTTCAGCGTTTCCGCCTCTTTTTGGAACGCGAGTTCCGCAGGCTTCGGCTCATCCTTTGGCGGGTCTTCCACCTTTTGAGGAACCAGAGGCGAAATCGCGTCTGTAAACACCTTCTTGAGTTCGTCTAGGGTGAAAGACATATCTTCATCCTTTTTGTGGTGTTGTTCATAGGAGAAGGCCAGCCGTTCGGAAAGGGCTGCGCCTTCTACGCGGGGATTTGGAACAAGGGAACAACTCTTAATGGCAAGCGTTACAGGGTCAAAATAAAGCGACACATCTTTTTCGGGAATCGCTTCTTCAACCCAATCGGGCCATTCGGATTCCCCGAACATTAACGTATAGTCGTCATTGCCGTAAGCGCGTGTCAGATTGCCTAGCCTGCCGTCAAATATAGAGGAAACGCCTTTAGCGTCAAGATGATCGTGCGTGATTGGAACGGGAAACGTAGTCGCTTCTATGGCTTGTTTGATCTTTTCAGGCGTAAAATCAATCCCCTTGTCAGGGTAAAGATCGGCTTTAAAAATCATGCCGCGTCGTTTCGCGTTCCCGACGCTGAACTTGAGCATTAAATCAGACATATCACGCCTTTACAAACAAACAAACCGTCTGCTTTACATATAGCAGGTTGGAAATATTTATGCAACTAACGGCTCCCTGAAGGCGGGGAAACCTTCGGTTCAGGCGGATTGGCTTCGTTTTCCTTCTGCTTCCAATAAAGTTCCGTCATCTTCGTATAAGTCTCGCTAGACAACATTCCTAGATTGGTTTGGGTGAAAAGTTCGTTCCACTTCTCAGGCGGGATCGCGCCCGTTTCAAGCAACTTGGAAACCCCGCTTGCGGAGGTCAGGAAATCGTCTTTATTCAGCCCGGGAAGAACAATCTTCGGGACTTTAACCAAGCGGGAATAGTTCTTGTAAACCAATGGTTTTGCAAGGAACCTGCGAATCCACTGTTCCGCAACCATTCGACCATAGGTAACGGGCATATTCATAATTTCCTGCCCGATCACCGGAGCGCGTCCTGCGCCTGCGCCCTTCTCGGTAGCGGCAACCTGCCCCGTAATGGCTTTGATAATCTCCTCGTTAAAAATATCGAGAGCGATTTTAAACGGCATCCCGTCGTTTGAAGTCGGTTGGATCGTATTCAACTTCGTTCCGTTCGCTACAGCCATAGCGGAAGAGTTCTGAAACTTCTTGATTTCGGCAACCATTAAATCGGCGGGGTTAGTTACCGCCGTTGTTTCAATATCTCCCTGCGTATTCACGCGATTGCGGCGTTCCGCGTTCGGAGCCATTTCAGCCCATATCGAACCCGTTGAACTGGTAGCCAAATACTTCAGGTATTCCGGCTTTACCTGTTGTTTGAACCACCATGCATCGTAGGCCGACCGAAGTTCCGAGGTTCCTAACGGATTGCTGTCTTTTGGCTTCCACGATAGCCATGCGAAACTGTCCCGATACCATTCAATCGGGAACACGACTTCATTGCCGGAATAACCATATAACGATCTAAACGTATGCGGAGGAAGTTCGGCCCAAATCGGCAGTTTGCCCACGATCCCGATAACGTTCTTATGCGCGTCCACGTAAAAACCGACTTCTTCACGCGATTTTACTTTAAGCCGCTTGATCGTCCAGGCTTTATTTTCTTTTACGCGAAGGCTCGATTCGCCGGGAGTGTTCCAAACGATTTCACAAATCTTGTTGCCGACCGCCATAGCGGAAAGCATATCCGGCAATACTTCGGTAAGGAGAGGAGTTTCTTCGATTTCTTCAAGGAGCGCGTCTTTGATGAACTTCGCAACATCTCTATCTGAAGCACTCTCGCTTGCCGGGTAGACTTCAAGCCCTCCCCCGACGATGCCATAAATGAGGAGGTTCACGGACGCTCTGACTTGAGCGTCGAGAAGCATTTTGTCGTAAAGGTCTACCTGTAGATAAGTCGTATTGTCGTCTATGGAACGGGGAAGCGCGATTTCAGGCCGTGCGTCATACCAACTGCCGTAACTCCACGAAGCGACGTATTCTTTCGTCGCCGCTTCGGAGAGAGGGTTGACCGCATCGAATAAGAGTTCGGGCATAAGGTTTAAATAAAGCGGGGAGGGAAGTGAGGCTCCCCGCTTGCCGTTCCATCGTCACAAGGAGAAATATCGGGACTCTTCTGTATGTTGCCTTTATGTTAGTTTATATTCAAACAATAGGCAAGCGGAGATACAAAAAAAAATACCTCCCCCCGCTACGCAGAAGAGGTATTATTTTTTGGAAAGGACAAGGGCTGACTAGACCCAACTTATTATACACCGAACTCGCCCATATATCCTACAGGCTGAAACGTTTTTTCTTCTCCCGTATGCACCGGATACCATTTTTCCTGCCCACCGGATACGGGTTGCACGTATTTAGGCGACGAAGCAGATAGATAAGCCGCAGCAATACAGAAATCAATGACGCAATCGTCAAAACTTCCCCCAACAGCTTCAACCTTCCGGTTCTCCTTCTTGATAAACGCGAACATTTCTTCAATGGTTCGCATACTGTTAACCTTCATCGAACCGTCTTCAAAGAGTTCTTTCCCTGCTTCAAGCATCAACACCCGCGTTTTCACGTTCGTAGGCCAACCATACTTTTCATCTTCCGCGATGAAAAGCCCGTATTCACCTAAAGGATAATCGGAAGCGACTATGCGCTCGATAATGGCAAGTCCGTATTGGTTGCGTTCGGGGATAAGCAGACAACCTCTCGGATCGTAAAGGTATCCGAGTTCCATCAGCATATCGGCAAACACGCTCGTAGGCCAGTGTCCGTGTATCTGTGCGAGTTGCTCCCAACTGTTTATATCCCATACGCTTGCAACGGAGAAATCGTGTTTCCCTAACGAGTTCAACCCTTCGGCAACGTCAGCCGTTATAAACACTTCCCGGCTTGGATGCGGCTCATGATAGATGTGGAAATAGTTGTTTCGCAGTTCTTCATCCGTCGTGAAGTTTTCCATACATTTAAGCAAATGCGGAAACATAATCCACTCCGTTTCCGTAAGAAACCTGCTCTATTCTCGCCAACTCTTCCCCTAGCTTCTTGTTGTTGAAGTAGGACATACCGGAAGTCCGAAACGCTTCCTGCCAGTAAAGAGGAAAGTTTTGCGCGAACAAATCTTCGGATTCAAGTTCGGCAATCTTCCACCGTCGCCATGCGATTTGATTGATCGTCAGCTTCCAGTCTCGCATCAGGCCTAGTTCTTCGTCCGATATGTCTTCGGGAATGAACTCCGTAGGAAGCATGTGCCATTGATTCGGCGTAAGCTGATACTCAGGAAAGTCTTTCCAACTGTAAAACAACGGCCTGAATACGCTTCGCCCTGACATGGCTTCGAGCCAACGCCTGTGAAAGTCGTTGCCCACGCCTCTTGCCGTCGATTCGATGATGATGTTCCCGCCCATCGGAACCGCGTTCATCAACCCGTCAGCGACCGCTTGCATGGCTCCATCAGGCCAACGCGGGATTTCCGTTAGAAGCACGTTGTTGACCGTCTGTGACGCGCCGAAATCCGCCGATCCTGCCGTCCCTACCAGAATGGAAGCCTGTATCTCAGGCCAGAAGAGTTCATACTTTGAAGCAGTTCCCGGCTTGCCGAACCGTTTCTTCACTTCGACAGGCAGCATTTCATACATCAACCGGACTTTTTTAAAGAGTTCGACGGTTGAAGGCAGATCGTGAGCCATAATGATCGTCTTCTTGTATCCGGTATGAAGCGTATCCATAAAATACAAGCCAACCGTATTCGTGGAAAACCCCAACTGACGACTTTTAAGAATAATCCGCCGAACGCCGGAAAGTCCTACGGCACACGTTCGCCAATCAATATCTCCGAATACATTGTCATTGAAAGCAGCCTGGATGCTGTTCGGATAAAACCGCTTTAATCCCGCTTCCTTGGTTGAGATATACAGATCGCCATAAGAAAGCGGAAGGATTGCCGCCAGTTCCGAAGGATTTTTCGCCTTGAGTTCCTGATAAATGGCTTCGGCGTAAAGTTCGGGATCGAAGTTATCCATGATTTTTCCGAGGAGGAGGAGGCGGCGCGTCTTCAGGATCGGGCGGGATTAAAGGTCTAGCGTGTCCAAATGGAGGAGGAGTTGAAGGCCGCGTTCCTTCAAAATAAGTAGGAATTTCTTTACTTTCCTGTCGTCTAAATATAAAGTAAAAAATAATTACAGCAGTTAATTCCCCTGCAAAAAAACCAAGAAAAAAGTCCATCAGTCTACCTCCCGATCCAGAGCGTTGACTAACTCCTGTTGCGGGAGCATCCTGCTTGGCATCCCCGCCTGAAGTTTCTCCCGATCTTCCTGCGTCCTCGCAATCACGCCTGCCCGTATCTGTTCCAGTTGATCGGGCTTGAACTTGCCTTCCTTCTCAATGGCTGCAAAGACGGTATTAAAGTTGATCGTAGTGGACTGATACGCTTCCTCTCCCGATTCAATACGCTGCATTTCGGAGAGTTTGTTCCGTAAATAAATCATCTTCTCATACGTTGCGATTTGATCCCGAAGCGGAAGTTCGTCCATCCTGCCGACAATCTTCGTTTCCAGTTCGGCGCACAGCTTATCGACGGTTCCGATGCGCTTATTAATGAACGACATTCGACGGAGTTTAATATCTCCGTGATTTTCCATATACTTATCGGCGTATTTATCGTGAAGCGCAGTTATGGCGAGTTTCAACCGAAACTCCCACTGATACCGCTTCGCCCACTCTCTAACCTCTTCCGCCGTGTAAATCTGCTTATAGATTGTCCTTAATCGCTGTGCTATAGTATGATAGTCTATAGAGCCGTTGTCATCTACGCCGACTTCAAGCGCAAGACAGAAGGCGTTGTAAGCAATTAAAGGTTCTTCCGCGTGTTGGGCCAAAACTTTCATAAGACAATCATAGCAGTTTTTTTAGGATGAGGCTAATATGGCTTGGAATAACGCAGATAGAGACGATTTTGACGACAGGTTCAACCGCGCCCTTTCTCCTCTGATTGACGCAACCGCTTTACGCGATTTGCTTGAAGAAACCGTTCTCTATAAAGACGGTCCCGTTATTCCTTTATCTAAAACCATTGAGAACACGCTGACGACCGAAGCGGCGGCAGATGAAAGAGCCATTGCCATTCAAGCCCTGATTGCCGCCGCGCCGGACGGGGCCACCATTCTTGTTGACGATATGTTTGAACTCGCCAGCACGGATCGAGGCATTGGAGGTCGTCTGGATTTCTCCGAAGCATCTATTCGTCTTGACGATCGCAACAACATTACGTTTCAAGGGTTAGGACCGCATACGGGATTTAAGCAATTCTCCGAAAACAACAATAAAATGCTTCGGTTTTTGGATTGCCACAATATTGTTTTCAGGGATATGAAGCTGGACGGATCGGAAGACACGCTCACCGACGATTCTGATATTTCCGAAGGCGTATCCGATTACCGCGATTTGGTTTTGATGGAAGACGAATCAAGCGACTTTACTTTCGAGCGCGTTGTATTCACCCGTTTCGCCAATACCGCCCTTGTCGATAAAACAGACGTAACCAAGTCCTTAGACGGCTTGAATGGCACGTCCTACGATTCCGGCGCAACAGACGTTAAAAACTCTCGGTTAACGGTGCATAACTGCCGTTTCCTCGCAGGAAAAACCTGTCTAAACACTCTCGGTCGATCTAGCGGAATCGTTTATTCCCACAATCACCATGAGGACGTTTTCTGCTCGGTTAAATTAGACGGTCAAATCGAAAACGCAATCGCCGGAACCCCTCTGCTTGAGCAGTTTGAAACCGCGTCCGGCAAATGTGTAATAGACGGAAACACGTTCCGGGATTGCGGCTCTCATGCCGCGTTTACAGCCGGGATCATCGAAGCCCAGGAATACGCAGACGGCATTATTATTTCCAATAACGTCTTTGAAAACATAGAAGGCGGATACGGCATTGCCATTTTGCCGGGGCAGACTCCTTACCCGACGACGAACGTTATTATCGTCAACAACATTTTCAACAAGTTCGTTTCCGGTTCGGGGACTCCCGATCCCACCTGTATCAGAATCAGTATGAACGCGGCGACAACGGCGCAGGGAATTAAGATTGACGGAAACATTTTCTCCGATCTAGGTTCCAACGCGATTTTGTTGGAATCAAGCCTATCGGCTTCCGCAATCATCCGAGACGTTGAAATCCAAAACAACACTTTCCAAGATTGGGGAAAAACACAAACAGGCAACACAGGCTGTATTCAAACTTCTATTCTTTTAGGCGTAGGCGTATTGGATAATATCGTCATCAGAAACAATAACTTTATTCGACTAGCGGCAACTGCCGACAATACCGGAGCATCAGGAGGCGTTCATCCTGTTGCAATTCAGCACGGAGGAGCGTCCAGCACACAAACCGTTACCGGACGCTATTTAGTCGAAGGAAACCGATTTAAACTAAAAGAATTTACAAATCTCGCCGTTCGATTTTTCAGGGGCGCGTCTCTTGAATTTATCGGAAACCATTGCGAGTGGGGCGATTATTTGATGTATTGCGACCTGCTGAATGTGGAAAACAATCAGTTTATTGGGGCGAGATTGAACGTAGGCGTAGACAACTCTTCCGCACCTGTTTTGCTTCTCTTCAATAACACGTTCCAAAAAGTAGGTGCGGAAACAGGATTGGTTCGACTTGCGGGAGCCGTTACAGTCAGGGAAAGCGGAAACTATTACGATCCTACGCTTCTCAATCCGACGTTTTATTCCAGCACCGGACAAACCCGCACCCTGCACAATCCGGCAATGAGAAACCGACCGGAAGTTCAACTTCTTTCCAGCACAACTTTAAACGTGTTCGTTTACACAGGCCGACACGTCGTATATACGGGAACGGCGGGAACAACGCTCAGTTTACCAAATACTAACGGCTCTCTCGGAACTCTCCCCCCGGGTTGGATGATTACGGTAGTAGACGGCGGCGGGAACGCTGGAACAAACCCTATCGTCATTCATCCTTTTGTGGGAGACGTTCTAAATGGCGACACGCAAGCCGTAGCGGAAGCTGATTTAACGATTGCCACGAACTACGGTTCGCGAACCTTCATTTACCGAGGCGCAGGCGTATGGAATTCGTGGATTTAATATGGCAGACTTCACTCTACTTGATTTCGACCCGAACGACTTTTTTGTAGACGTTCCCGAAAAGACGGTGCGAATGGTTCAAATTCGCGCTAATCTCAAGTTGACGACTTCAGGAGGAGTGATTTCCCGTCAAAGATATACAAGCCGTTTGTATTCCATCGAAGGTTCCGAACTGGAAAACGAACGACTTGCCATTGTAGCCTTGACTCCCGCAGGCGGGACTTTGGATATGCAGAACAACAATATCCTTACCACCATCAACAACGTCAACGCCAGTTCCGTTAGAATCGCTCCTAGCGTAGACGTAAGAAAAGTCGCTGACCTTACGCAAGGCGCGTGGGACACTCTTAAAACCGATCTACTTGCGCTTCTTGCTTAACAGGAGGTTTAAATGGCTACAAACGCTCAAATCCAGCAGTATGTAAATGAACGAACAAGAGTTCGCGCTGAACAAATCCGCGCTCTTGTTAATTCTTTAAACGACGATATTGCAGCCATTGATGATGTTTACGCCGAACTCAACGGAGCGCACGATTGGGAGGATACCCGCACGGACGGACCCCCTCACCTGCTGATCGGATCGGATGTGTTGGGCATCCATTCGTTCAACGTCGCTATTCGAGATGCAATGGAAGCGCATGGGCAGTATCCGGTTGTGCTAAAGGCTTGCGTTCGACCTGTAGGCGGATAAGCAATTGGCTTGGACCGAACGATATGTGACCGTAGCGGGAGACGGAGCGCACGACGGAACTTCGGAGGCGAACGCCTGGACATTAGCGGAGGCCATTGCCGCCGCGCCGGGAGCCGGGACGCGAATCAATATCAAAGCAGGAACCTACGCCAACACGACAACAAACCGCGCCTTGTCCTTGACCGGGACCACAACCGCGCCCGTATGGTGGAGAGGTTACAACACGACGATTGGCGATATTGACAGCAATCCGGCCTTGACAAAACCCGTAATCAGCTTCACGACCGGAAGTTTAACCACCGGAGGAGCGCACCAGTATATTACTAACTTGGACATAACAGGCACACCCACAGCAAGGCTTGTGAACGTCACCGGATCGTCTTTGAGGTTTGACAGATGCCGTATGGAGAATACGAACGCGGCGTCCGGCTCACACGCCGTAAGCAACCAAACCAGCAGTTCTCATGTTTTTTCGCGCTGTTCGTTCAAAGCAACTTCCTCCGCTACAAGGATATTTTTAAACGGAAGCGGCGCGGATATGTTGGGATGCGTTTTCATCGGCGGCGGGGTAGGATTGGAGTCGTCCGGTCAAATCCGCGTTATCGGGTGCGTCTTTCGCGCTTGCGGCAGTCATGGCATCCAAGCCATTACGACGGGCACTCTCGTAACCATTGTTTCCTGCACGTTCAGAGGAAACGGAGGAGACGGAATACGATTTGACGTTCTTCCCGCTACTTATAATCTTGTAGCTAATTGCTTGTTCATTTCCAATGGAGGCTACGGCATCAACAATAATACCGGAGCCAATTCCAACGTCGTTATGCGATTAGGCAATGCCTTTTACAACAACACAAGCGGAACCGAATTCGCGTTTGGCGACAGTCCCTCACTATCGGAAATCACTGAAAGCGGCGACCCTCATGTATCCTCCACCGATTTATCTCTGATTTCAGGCGCATTGTCGAAAGGAAGCGGAGAACCGGGATTGTTTGAAAACGAAAGCTACACAAGTTACCTTGATAGAGGCGCGGTTCAAAGACAAGAATCGGGCGGGGGCGGGAGCGGATCGGTCTTCGGAAGCGTAGTGAGGTAATCATGTATTTAGGGTCCTGGGCCATAGACAATCTGCTTACGTTTTCCGTCAACACGCATACGGCTTCCACAGGCGCGGCGACGGATGCCGATTCGCCGCCTGCCTATAGAATCTACGAAGATGAAACCGGAACCGCCATTTTGAGCGGAACTATGGCTAAACTGGACGATACGAACACGACCGGGTTCTATTCCGAACAAATCACGCTATCCGCAGCCAACGGGTTTGAAAAAGGAAAATGTTACAATATCTATATTTCCGCGACTGTAGGAGGCGTTACCGGAACCGCCCCCAGGACGTTCCAAATCGAAGCGGAAGTGGACGCGAACGTCGTCAGCGATAAGACAGGGTTCGGACTCGCCAACAACGCCATAACCGCAGCCGTTATAGCTACCGATGCCATAGATGCCGATGCTCTGGCAGATGGAGCCATTACATCAGGAGTGTTCGCAGCAGGAGCGATAGACGCGGGAGCGATAGCGACGGATGCCATTGGTTCGGATGAAATCTCCGCAGCAGCCGTAACGAAAATCCAAACCGGGCTTTCAACACACGCCGCAGCCGATGTGTGGGCTGTCACAACCCGCGCTCTCACCGATAAAGCGAATTTCACGCTGTCCTCCGCAGGCATACAAGCCATTTGGGACGCGCTGACTTCCGCTTTAACTTCGGTTGGCAGCATCGGAAAACTTATCGTAGACAACCTGAACGCAACGATTTCAAGTCGAATGGCGACGTTTACCTATACAACTCCTCCTACTGTGGGCGCAATTGCCGATCAAGTATGGGATGAAGTCGCTTCGGGACACGTCACCGCAGGCACAACGGGCGCAGCGTTGGGTTCGGCAGGCGACCCCTGGACAACTGCCCTGCCGGGGGCCTATACCGCAGGACAAGCCGGAAAGATCGTTGGAGACAACATTCCCAACCTTTCCGCTAAAATCGGTTCCGGCATTACGGGAACGGACCTGGAAACCATTCAAAAAGGCTTGGAATCGCTCGTCAATCCTGAAATGCCGTTAGTGCCTACGTTTATGGGAATACAATACAATCCTGCCGTCGATTCCCTGCCTCCCCAAGCCGACTTGTTGGGGAACATCGAACTTGAAGGCGAAACGGCAAACGTTGACATGGACGCGATTACAGCCGATGTGGATACGCTTCTCACTCGCATTACAGGCGCGGTTATGCTTGCGAGTTCCTACACCGCGCCGTCCAACGCTTCCATCGCAAGCATTTTGACGATTGCGAATAAACTGGACACCGCGCTTGAACTGGACGGATCGGTTTACCGCTACACGGTCAACGCGCTTGAAAATGCCGCAACCGGAGCAACCGGCCCTACGCTGCAAGAAATCCTTGACGGAATCACCGCCGAACATGGCCCCGGTCCTTACGGACCGGGAGACGGTTCGGGAGCGAACACCGTCAACATCACCATTCGGAACTCCGTAACAACCACTCCCATAACAGGAGCGTTGGTTACGGTGTTCGCCAACAACGAAACGACGTTGATCGATCAAAAGCGAACAGGGCTGACGGGGATCGCTCAATTCTCCCTGGATGACGGGGATTACAAAGTCAACGTCAATCCGATCCCCGGTTACAGCAGCCTCGTTACGCAGATTCTTGTTGTGGACGAAAATCCCGAAGCCGCGACGTTCAATATGGTTCCGATTTCGCCTACGGTCCCGCCGACCGCGAACCTGCGAACCGTCGTCATCTATCGGTATAAAATCGACGGAACGCCTGAACAAAACGTTCTCTTCTCCGCCCAACTCGCTCCCAACGACCTTGCCACCATAGACGACGCGCTGCTTTCTCTCGCCGTATTGAGCGATACGACGGACGCAGACGGTTACGCCGAACTTCAACTGATTACTTACGAAGCCATGACTTCAGGCAGAAAGCGGTATAAGATCAAGGTTGGGACGCAGGAGTTCAGCGTTCAGGCTCCACCGGAAGGCGACGGTCCCCTCAATCTTGAGGATTTGATCCTGCTCGATAACGATTAAACATAAGAAAAGCCCTCCGATTAAGGAGGGCTTTATCATATCTGACGGCGATAATCTTTTCATTCCCGATGATTTGAGAACGTTTCCGGTCTTGCGCGGGACGAACCTTGCTCAGACTTGCCCCTATAGGCGATTATCATATATGACAGTTTATGCGCCCGTTACGGAAAAACCATCCGCTTCCGTTTCCCTGACAAGTTCGTATTCTCCTTCAAGCGCAGGGACTTGCATACTTGCTTTGGAATCAAACTGCATATTGGGATAGGGACTAACGTTAATCTCAAACATCTTCACCTGTCCTTCAGGCTGTAGTTCATCTCTCACGTATATTCCTGTTACGCCTGCATATTCGTGAGGAGGAAGCAGTTTCACCATTTGACCGTATTCGATTTCAGGAGTAGTCTCTTTTTCCTGCAACATGGCATTGTAAGAGGTTTTCATTCCGTCCAAGAGAATGTTGTAAACTGTGCTGTCGTCTCCGAAGTAAGCCGCTAACGCTCCTCTCATTTTGTTTGGAAACGTTTCCAGCACAGGCAACGCTTGGTAAAGCAGGTAATCGGAAAACGTGTCGATGTTTTCTTGATCTTTGGAGTTGAGGAACTGTTGATACGTTTTTTTCAACGTGCCTATTGTTCCGTTGCCTTCGGCTTCACCTGAGAAGTAAAGATTTATCGTATTTTCCATCCACGCTACTTGAAAAGTGGATTCCTGCTGTAAAAGCTCCTGTCGAACTTCTTTCAACAAATACTCGCTAAACGTCGGTTTCATTGAAGGATCGCATATCGGAACAACGATTTGACCGTCTTTCAACGTTGCGCCTAACCAACTGCTTTCTTCTTTAGGCGTAGATACGATTTGAATATTGCCAGAGGTTGTTACAGGCGTTCCTATCACAGAATCCGGCAACTTTCCTGAAGGAGACACATACCAATCGCCTTCCCTCAGTTTTTTAAGATGTTCTTCCCACTGAGGATCGTTGGCTTGCAACTTCCCTTTCTCATGCTCCCGTTCGCACAACTTGCATATCTTTGCTCTTGGATTTAACGAAACGTTGTGGATCGAACAAATCCAGCCATTTACATTCAAATCTAAAGTGATTGTTGTTGTTTTAGGCAATGTTGCCATAAGCTAATTCTCCTCCTTCAAGTTTTTCAACTCTTCCAATGCTTGTTTCGCGTTCATCGGACCTACGCCACCCCAAAACTTGCCTTCTTCATCCCAAGACCACTTTTCTTCATTACTGTAAATATTCACACACCGAAGTAAAATCTCTTCCCTCCTTTCCAGAAAGTTTACCTGTTCTCGCAACCCTTCCACAGTAATTCGCAAATCATCTATTACTACTTCCATAACGTCTTGCGATAAAACTTCTTTAGGCATATACCCTCCTCCCGACTTCAACGATTTCAACCCGACTGACCGCAAACATATCCGTGTATTTCCCTTCCGGCAACGGACAACCGGGGACCGACAGACACTCGATATGGTTCTTCCACCCGAAGAGAAGTATATCCGTGTTGTCGTAATCCAGATGAGCCTCTATCCGAACGGAATACGCGAACCAGATGTTTTCATAGAAAAAGACAATGCGGTAGTCTTTCATCCATTTTCCATCACTTGTGCATCGTATTCTTTGCACAACAGGTAGTTTAAATACGTATTTTGTGACATTATGACTTCCATTCTCCCGCCGCTACACCGATGAACTTGCTCTTGATCCGCCACCATAAAAGAAAAAGACAAGTTTTCCGATTTCACCATTTTGTAAAGTTCGGCAATCTTTTCCTTGATTTCATCGCTAATCATTCCTAACTCCTTTCCCGAACAATCTAAGCCTTTTTGCCGACTTTTTCAGAAGATTTCCTGCGTTTTTGCAGGATTTTGTCTTCCTGCATTTCCCGCAAGATTTTCGCTTCATCGTCCCGATCCAAGTATTCCAAGATTAATTGCTCCTTGAACTGTTCGGAACGGGAATCTTCGCCTTTGTTAATCACCTGTTCCTCCCATCTTCTCGATTTCCATTAAAGCAGCTTCAGCAACCGAACTATATTCATTTTCAAAAATAAACTCCAACGCTTCCAATGCAACCGCCAACTTCTCTTTCGTTGTCTTATGCTCTTGCACAATCTCTTCCCAAGATTTAGCGTTGCCTGCCGATTCCTGAAACTTCTTTATCTCTTCAACAAACTTATCTGCCGGATTGCTCAAGATCACCTGTCCTTTCTCTATCCTAATCCCAACACCCGTTAAAGTGCCTGTCCCTCCGAAAGTAATAAGCCGCCATAACCTGTCGAAATCATTCAACGCACTCTCCTTTCCGTTTAAACCACTCCACCGTTTTCTTCTGCGTCGTCAGATGATACAAACCGCACGTCACGCACTGATAAGGCGCGTATTCCATCGACCGGAACGGCTCTCCGCGTGTTTTTATCTTCACCCTCCTCCCGTTTAAACGTTTCCTGTCGTCTTGATCGAAGTTGATTTGCGCGGCTGAAATCTGAGCCGTAAGCAAATCAGGATAAACCTGCTTCTCCTCGCACGTCTTATGGCCCATCCCTACCTCCTTACGGCTTGCTCGGCGTTTCATCAAACTCAAATTCAGGAAGATCGTCCATCGACTTGCCTTCAAGCTGTATCTTTAAAGCTGTGACTTCACCTTTCAGCTTGATAAACTCATGATGAGTAAGCGCATAGCCATTGATGATTTCCCACGCTCTTTCAAGTTGAGTTTGCTTGTCGTTCAACAAACGATCCGAGTTCTTGACAGCAGACTTCAACCCGTCGATTTGAAAAAACAGCTTCTCATTCTCATCTTGCAGTTGCGCGAACAGCTCACGATTCTTCTTTTTCATCTACGAACTCCTTATTCAAATCCACAACAAACATTTTGTTTTCCGCATCGTATTCCACCGAATACAATCTGACTTTTCTGTTTTTTATATCTTTAAACGCAATCTCATAATAATTCAGAATCGCCATTGCGCTTACATAAGCATTGTTCATTCGCCCGTTATAAAACAAAGCGTTTGAATTCTCTTCTTTTACTTTGATAGGTTGTATGCCTAACTTCTTTTCCGATTCATCGAAATAAAAGTTGACAAAAGGTAGTCGTGAAACGTCTTTCAACTCCAAAGCCGCATTGTATAAAGTAATCAACCCGTCTTTGTTAAGACTTGCCACAGGCGTTTTCAAGTAATTCGCTTTACATACTCGGTAATCTCGATCAAATTTTTTAAAAGCCATATTCATTTACCTCCTCATTCAGTATAAGACAAACTTCAGATAATGTCAAGACGTTACGCAGGGAAACTTGGAACAGCCATTATTGGTTTCTCAAATACCAACAGCGTTTCGGCATACTATTTCGTTCCGGTCCTCCCGGCATATCGTAATGTCCTACCAAACCTTCCTCCTCCAAATTGTCCATTTGAATGTAAAACCAATAGATGCTCAGCCGATTCCCAGTCAACTGCGCTACCCTTTCTACTACGTTGAACCCATAGGCTTCATCGCCGGGAAGTTCTTTCAACACTTCAATAACCGCTTCTTTGAACGTCATTGGTAGTTAGCCTCATATTGACTAAGCAGTTCCTCCAAATATTTAATCCGTTCCTCATACTCGTTCAGCTTCGCTATTTCGTCGCTCCACTTCTCGAAACTGAAAATAAAACCGTCTTCAGGAATCAGTTTCGTAATCTTGAACGGTATCGTCCAAGACATAGATAAAGACGACAAGGGCAACCGTTGTTCGGCAATCGCGCTAGCTTCTATTTCATTTTTTGCTTCAACGATAGCTAAGCCTCGCCAATCGTCTTCCTGTCCTTCTAATAAGTAAATGTTTTTCATCCTTCTTTTCCTTTCCTAGATTTCCTCGCTTCCGATAGAGCCGTCTTCAAAGCCTCCGTAGGCGGTCTAGGATCGGCGCACACGGCTTCTACCGCTTTTTCCAGGTTATCGGGCCTTGGCTTCAGTTTCTTCACAACTCCACCGCTTTCCATCTTTTCAACCGAGAAGCGTCCTGCATAATGTAAGACAGTTGAAGTTCAAACTGCCTCCTTCTAAACTTTGCGATTTCTTCCGTAGGAGCCTTGGCGGATACTAAAGCAGCCGGACCTACATATTCTATGTAATCGAAATAAGGTTTGGATTTCGTCAACCTACCATAAATATGCACTTCGTATTCACACCGGCTAATCCACGTTCGCAACCGTTTCTTCAGGTCAGGCGTTAACGGTTCTTTCGCTTTGATAACAGGTAGAGGCATTTTATTCCTCTTCCCTTACCTGCCACTCGTTTGCAGGGAGATAGCGCGTTACTTTCCTGTGTTCATTGGGCGGCACAGCCAGATAATAACTGTAGGATTCTTGATCTGTTTGTAAACAAATCACCCAAAAAACTCCTCTGCCTATGGTTGCAACATCTTTAGAACAGAAAATATGAAAAGGTTCGGAGATACTTGCTTCGTGAAACTTGAAAATATCCCCCGGCTTCAACTCGCCCAAATACAAATCCGGTTTTACCTTGGTTTTAATTTCAGTCAGTTCAATCATTCCTCATCCCCTTCTAAAACCTGCCAATAGTTATCCGCGTAATTCCTCGCCATTTGCTCAACGTAATCGTCGCAGTATTCTTCAAGCGTTGAGGAACCTAACTCTTCTTCGGTAATCGTAATAACATCTACGTGTTCCGCAGTTGGATACCCGATACTTACAACCATCTTCACCCTAACCGGAAACTTATAAGCCGGTTGTTGTTCCTCCTGTGGTTCAACCATTTAAATCTCCTTTCACTACCAGTATAAGACGTTTGATAGATAAAATCAAGACGATATTAAATATATCTTGTTATGTTTCTCTTCCACTTCCCGTATAACTTCTTTCGCTTCTTTCAACATCGCTTTCAGTTCGTCATTTTCTTTCAGGAGTTGTTCGATGATTTCAGGAGCCTTAACATAATCCTCTTGTTCGAGAAGTTTTATCTCCTCTTCGATTTCTTCCCGCGTGAACTTCGGTTCAGCCAATGTATTTCCTGCCTTTCGATAATCGCAATATTATAAAATCGGCAAAATTTTCCGTATCTTCCGTATTGGCGGAAACGCCGTCGTCTATTTGCATGGATCGCGTTTCGTAATAAACCGTTATATCGTAATCGTTGATTGCCACCTTCGCTCCTTTCTCCCGCAACGCTTCGATAAGTTTTGCGATGTTGTTTCGGTCAGCCATTATCAATCCCACTCCTTCGCGCCCAGGTCCCGCAGAACTTTCTTCGCACTCGCTATCGTGTCATACACTTTCCGCGAGTGCATAGGCGTAGTCGAAACTCCCGCCAAAGGCATAACCGTCACTCGATAGGTTCCGTCGCTCTGTTGTGAAATCTTGCCCACCATAAAGCCTTCCTCGTTATATGCGTAAGTTTCAGCCATATCGTCACCACGTCTCCCGTTTCACTTTCCTTAGCGGTAGTTGAAGTTCATAAAGTTTGTTGCGAATCCGCATGATTTCATACAAGTGAGCAGGTTTCCAGTCACGGTCTGTTTTTATCCGTTCATCCACCGCTTTTGAGAAAGCGTCGATCCCTTCAAGGATTTGATCTATCGGTTCTTTCAGGGCTTGTTCTTCCGGTCTGACGCTCATTTATTCATATCCTTCTGTAAAAACACCGTTTTGATCTTTCCCCTACATTCCCAACAAACTTCAAAAACACGATCTTCAAAAGATTTATAAACAACTCCTTTCGCTTCATCTTTCATTTCTAGCGTAACCTTAAATCTCTCAATCAGTTTTTCGCTCTCTTTGCACAAGTCACATTGTTTCATCCTTCCTCCTTCCTCCTTCGCTTCCTCGAAATCGTAAATCACGCTAGTTAGACTCCTCTTGTCGGTTTCTTGCCTTCAAGAACCATTTGTTTGAACTCATGCCACCTTGCTTTGGCGAAGTTGTAAGAGATTTCCCCGCCTCCGAAACATTCCGGTCGTCCTTCATAAATCACGGCTTCAACCATTGTGAATATATTGGTGTAGAGGTCCATGATATTTACGTTCTCATAAATCTCAACCAGGAGAGCCATAAGGAAATCGTTCTGCTGTTTCTGCTGTGCGAGTTCTTCCTCCAACTCCTTGACGTTTTGCATCAACGCCTCTCGCAACGTAGGTTTCTTGGTTTGTTTTTCCAACCAGGTTTTTTCGCTCATACCTGAAGCCTTTCCGTCAGCCGATGCAGCCGATCATGCATCTCCTGCGCTTGTTTCGAGAGGGATTTCACCTTCGATACCAGAACGCTGTCCTGAGAAACCACCGGCGTTTCGTTCAGACGTATAACTCCTGTTGTCGAAAGAGTTCCCGAACTCAGCGTTGTTGCAGTAAACTCCGGTTGAAGCACGTTATTCAGTTCTCCTGTTAAAGCCGAAAGTTCGTTGTCGATGTTTTCCAGTTTTACCGACAGCACGTTCAGTTCCACATCCACCGAAGGTTTTTCTGTTTGTTTTTCTCCCGCTAGGATAATCTCAGCCATTGTTAAAAATCTCCTTTGGTTTGCTCCCACACGGAGGGGAAGGGTAGCGGAGCGACGACTTTCTTCTGAGGTTTGGGAGCGACGTATTCCTCTTCCTCAAAAACTTCCTTCAATGTTTGGGGTTCCGGTTTTTGAACCGTCGAAACGAACGGGGATTTCAAATCCGCCACAACCAAACCATTAGAGAGGGTGAGGTTGTATTTCCTGGTTTCCACCACAGGGATGCCATAGAAGTTCAGAAATCCTGAAGCGGAGAACTGAAACCCGACGTTCCCGACTGCGGATTCCGTCGGGGTCAACTTTCGGGAGGACGTATCGGTGGGTTCCCCGAGAAACCGAAGGGCGATTTTCTGAGTGGAGCGGTCGTAAAACAGATCGACATAACGGGAGGCGTGCAGATCGAAACGATGGATCGCTGAAGGATTGACATACATCCCCAACGATTTTGCGATGGACAGGAACGGAGGAACGTCTTCGACTTTGACATACTTTCTTGTCGCTCTTGTTTGCGGATTGTATCTCTCGAACGCCATTAGAGTTGCCCTTTCGTGAATGGGAGTTGTTAGTGGATCGGGCATTAATCACTACCATTAATAGTATAGGACACTCTTAGGATGATGTCAAGACTTTATTTTGATTATTTTTGTAGTAAATTTTTTTGGAAAGTTAGGGAAAGACGAAATAGGGACGTAAAAGAGGGGTGGGAAATTTTAAAAATTCGTAACGGTGAATCGCGTCGGACTACCTGTGAGAATGGTCCCACAAAAAAATGGGTCCCCCCTATCAAAAGTAATAGTCAAAAAGGCTTGCATATAAAATAATACCTGCTATAATAAGTGTGTAAGACGAAGTGTAGACGATCCAAGGATAAAGGAAGGACACCCCAATGAATACATACGAAGCCAACCGGGTCAAAGAAAGCGCAATCTGGTATCAAGCTACCGCCAAGGTAGAGGCAGGGGAGAAAACATGGGAAGTAGTCTATACCTTCCGCGCTACAGGGAAGAGCATCACGTTCAAAACGGTGTCAGACTTCGCTCGGTTCACCAATTCATTCTAAGGAGCAACCATGAATAAACTGCTATATGTGGCGGCAAGCAACTACAGACCCGTCAAGGCACAATACGAGACATCGGCAGTAGTGACGTGGAACAAAGCAAAGCGCGTATGGGAGGAGCAAACCAAGGGAGTATCGGCTGCATACAAGCATATCGCAGACTTTCACGATATGCTTGCCGGAGAAATGGCAATGGGAACTGAGATTTATCGAATCCCTGCAAAGCGTATGTAGCACGCTAGCTACCCGCTACCGTCCTCTAGTAAAAGAAACCTGTAACCTCGCTTTAAGCTAGCGAGGCAATGAAAGGGAGCAACCATTATGGAAAGAGAGCCTAAAATCGTGAAATGTGAAGTATGCAATTGGTTTGTGGGTTATGTGGGTGAAACCCTTTGCACAACCTGTCGAATCGAAAAAATCAAGGCCGATAAGAAAAAAATCAAAACTTCCTGAATGGTTTCTCCCCGGTTCGATTCCGGGGCGGGAAATTGCAACAAATGACACTGATTCACGCTTAGAAAGGGCAATGCAATGCAATACGCAACGGGAATTTATGCTATCAAGCGCAAACTGACGGGCAAGTATTACGCAGGATTCGGAAATTACTCTTCCTGGGTGAGATGGGAAGAGGAAATTACTTCCGCCGCGCATATCGAAGCGAAACAAGTGGAGAAAACGTTTAACCTGCTAGCCGAACGTTACGGGGCAGAATCGTTAGAAGTGGAACGCTTCTAAAATCGCCACACACGCAAAATTTCAACCTTCCACGTCAAATCACACCCAAACCATATTCTATCGCCCCTACGGTCAACGTAGGGGCAAGAAAGGCTATTCCTAAAATGAAGTTCACTCCCTTGCAAGAAAAGATTTATGAAATGTTTCCTCTCGCAACAAAATTATGGGCCGGAATGAGCGCAAGAGACTTAGAGTTATTTGCTCGCTTAAGAGATTTTGCAGGGGAACTCGATTCGTTCCAACCGAAACTCCCCTGAATTCCCGCAAGAATGGGCGGAGAGACAAAATTTTTCCGGCCTACGGTAAATCACCCGCCCAAACCATTAAAACGTCACAGAAACGATTCTCAGGTCAAATAGCCCTATTCCAAAAAGGAGAATGAGATGCCAATAGCAGTAATCCGAACTCAAAACGAATCTTTTACCGTCTATCGGGTTTTTTCCGGCTTTTATGCAATCGGGGAATTCGGAACCCGAACCCAAACTTTTTCCTCGGTGGAAAAACTCCAAGATCACCTCGAAAACCAATCGCGAATTCTCAAAACTTTTTCGAGATACGAAATTCGGGAAAGCAACCGAGCATAAAAAATTCCCGGACCCTTCCCAGGGGAATAGATATATATTATATCCCCTACGGGGATAGAATAATATATATCTATCCCCGATCTGGGTTAGGGTTGAACTCCTATGCTACTACCAAGCGAGACGGTCCCTTACTCTTCCCAATGGTTGGGTCTATTGCCAAGAAGCGACCGCTCACGCCTAATCCACGCCTAACGATACCCTCATTTTTCCTCTAACGATACGCTTAACGATACTCATTCTTTATTATGCAACGCTTTATTGCTTATCAAATGGTTTTACTAACCTAGCATACTGATTTAGACCCGTTTTTCGCTTATAACCTATTGTTTACGAAGGAGGAAAGCATAGGACGTTTACCAAGATACAAGCGTATAGGTATAAATCCACGCCTAACACCGTCTAATGGCTTTAACGAGTATGAACGTCTGTTCACACCTTTACTACAGGACGTTCCATAGGCAAGGACAGACAATAAACAAGATTGCTTATGAGCAAGCGTCAAGACAGACGATTTAAAGACGAGAAAACACTATCAGAAATGATAGTTCCCATCTTTATTTCATCCTGCTAAAATGGTGTTGTTAAGGCGAACGACAGACGAAAGGAAGATGAAATGTATTACGTTAGGTTTATCGACAGAGAAAACGGAAAGTATTACCAATCCTCTATCGTGAAATTTGGAGAGGAAAAGAAAGCCCTACAGTATTACAAAGAAGCGGTAAAAGAATGGCAGGAAGTTAGAGACTTTCCCGAAGATTACCCGAATACGCTAGAGGAAGATATTCCCGGTATTGTTCTTCAAGACGGAACCAATCTTATCAAATATTGGAATATCACGAAGTCAAAAGCGGCGCGTTATGGTTCACACAACGCTAACATCCTTCGGGATGAATACGGAAGAATGATCTAACAACAACCAACCCTAGCAAGCAAGACCCGACAATTCTCAAAAACAGTCTTGCTTGCTACATTCCACGAAAGGCAACCATTATGGCAACCAAGCAGTTTCAACATTATCACGTTCTGGTAGGAATTCCCGGTTGTATGCCGGATGATAACCAAGTATTCACAAACCGAAAAGACGCTGTAAGTTATGCAATCAGCGCGAAAGAGGATTACAAGGAACAGGGTTTCAAAGTATCCGGCTCTAATGGCGACTATGAAGCAGTAGCGCGTGATAGCTATGCAATGCGAACCGTTGAAACTTGCCCTTGCCAGGAAGAAGATTGCCTACTTTACGAAGATTAAAGACGAAACCCCTTTCTAGGGGTCTTAGGGTAAATCGGATGAATCCCTAGCTGAATGAGTCTAATCCGAACGTGAAAGGAACTATTCCAATGGTTATTGCAAACGTCACAAAGGAACAGATAGAGCAAGCAGCTATCCTCACAGGCGGAATTCGGTTGGACAATTTCAAGCCGTTAAATGCCAAAGGCGACAGATTTAACGTGAAACTTTCCCCGAATCCGCAAGAAAAGAAATGGCTTTCACAATCGGGAATGAGCGGCAGGAAAAAGAACGCGATTAACTGGTATGGATTCGCAAAATTCTTTTCCAATCTCTACCAGTTAAACCCAAACGCCATTGTGAAAACGGCATACACAACCTACCAGAATGAAGAAGAATTTCGCAACAAACATTATCAGACGCAATACAGGAATATCGGCTCGATTATGTATCCGGTGCAACCATTAGACGAGTGTCTGACGGATTCCGAAGGAAACCTGCTTTAACCTTTCGGCGTAAATCGTGCGGGGGAAGTCTTTAATGGCTTCCTACCCTTCTGATAAGGGGAAAGGAAACAAACCGATGAAAAGTATGTTAAACGAGAAAACAAGAATTCCCTTTATGGCTTTACAAACTATTGACACGGAAGAAACAAGACGAAACGAAAAGCCATTGTCATCTAGCAGGAACGAAGCGAGACAAGCCGCTAGCGTCTGGAAAGAAAACAATACCGAGAAGTTTAATCGAATGGCGGCAATTATGAGAAAGGGAGAGTAACAAAATGTCTTACGAAGTCGGACACATTCGCAAAATGTCCACAGAAGCATATTTTGTCGGATGGAAAAACGATAAAGCGGTCTGGAGTAAAGAAAAGCGATTAGGGAAGAAGTATTTAACATCTTCTTTCCTGTTTGCGGAAGATGTTTTAAAACTGGAACCTAAAACACGAAGCGGAATTTATCATTCCCCGATAGATGAGAAGGAGTAATCAAAATGGCGACCTATCGAATCATTCGACATTTCCAAAATTCCGCAAACCGAACAATCAAGAAAGGCTTAACACTAGAGGAAGCGCAAGCCCATTGCCAGAATCCCGAAACGAGTTCCACAACTGCAACAGGCAAAACGGAAACAAACCGAACGAAACGTTACGGACAATGGTTTGACGGTTATGAAGAGGAGAAAGCGGAAGAAAGCTACCAGGGATACACAAATTACAAAACGTGGCAGGTTGGTTTAGAAATGGACAATGACCAGGATTCTTACAACTATTGGACAAAACAAGCCAAACAGATTTACACGTTATCGGAAAGCAAAGAGAAAGCTGTCAAAGTTTTAGCTAGTCGAATGAGAAATTGGATCGGAAAGAGAGGCGTAAATTATACGGAACTAGCGGAAGGTTACATTGAAACCGAGATAGAGAATCGGGAATATGAAGAAGTTTTGATCTAACGTAAAAATCACAGGCGCATCGCTTCCAAGGGATAGGTTCAAACCATTGCGCCTGATTGCTACACAGTAAACAAACGCAACATTGGAATATGAAAGGATACAGCAATGACAAAGAAAGCAAAAGCAATGCTGATTCAACTAAAACAAGAGGGTTTTACGCATCTTTGTGACTGCACAATCCCGTATCAAGAAGGTTGCCGTCCGTGTAGGGAGAAAGGTTGTAATCTTTGCGTAGAATTGCAATCTCCGCGTGGAATTCAGATTTTAGAGGATGCGATAATGGCTCATCATCACAGTTTTGTTCGTTAGCGTCACTATGCAGGTTATTTTGGAGGGTTAAATCATGGGATACACAGAATTTAAGCAGGGATACATTGAAGCGATTTTCTTTACGTCACAAGGGGATACGGACGATCTTATCCCCGATGATAAAGACCAATTCGATTTTTCCGAAGAGGCGCAGGAAAGAATCGAATTAGAATGTAGCGCGTTTTACAAAATCTGTTCGCCGTTATGGGAAGAGGAATTTCAAGCAGGAGATTATTCCGATAAAAAAGCCGGAATGGACTTCTGGTTGACACGCAACAGACACGGCGCTGGGTTTTGGGACGGGGATTTACAGAACGGGGAAGAACTGACGCAAATTTCTCACAGTTACGGAGAGACAGACGCTTATACAGGAGACGATGAACTGATCTATCTTTCCTGAAACCCTATTAAAAATACCAGTTCCTTTCTCTCCTCTGTTAAGATAAGATAAAGACAGAGGAGAGACATACTTACACACTCACAAAGGAGAATAAAACAAATGGGAACTTCTTACACTTACGGCGCAACCAAGGCAAGCATTATTGCAGACATAACAAAGAATTGGGGAGATGGACACACAGGCATCGTTCATACCTGCAAGGAGAAGAAAACCGTAGGGAACACGGTTTATTCCTTGTGGGAGAAAAAGTCTCCCGAAGGCATATCCCTTCTCAAATATATTCGGATTGATCTTCTCGTTTCCTCTCGTGGTTATGGTTGGGGATACAAGGGACTCGATGAGAGTATGCATCCTTTTTACTACGATTGCCCTCTCAAATGGTTTGAAGAAGTTCCCTGCCCAAACGAATCCGCCGCAAACTACCGGATAAAATGCGCCGAACAACAAGCCTACAAGAAAGATGAGAAGGCAAGGTTAAAGAACGTTTTGGAAAATATCAAACCAGGGGATACCTTGTCCCTTATCAATAGCAGCATTCCACAAGTTACAGTTATACAATCCGACCCGAAAATCATCGGCGTATATATGAATTGCCGCTATCGCATCCCCAAAACGATGATTGGAGAGATTATTCAAACTGCATAACCTTTCGGCTTAACGAGTGCGGAAGCCCTGCAAAGGGCTTGCCTGTGAACTACAGGGAAAGGTTGGGATATTATGCAACAAGCGAAAACAGACTTCGATTTTAACCTGGAAGCCGCTAAACAGATAGCGGCAGACGTTTCCAAACTTTACGGTATTGCTATCGATATTTTAGACGTGGAAGGAGAGTCTCGGAAAGAACTTTGCTTTACGGTGGAAGGTTGTTTCAAGAAGTTTACATTTAACAATACGGAAAGCCTCTATAACTTCGTTATCGGTTTTTCATGGGGAATCGGAAAAGGAAAGGAACTCTAAAAATGACTCACACAGCTATCAGATTAAACGCGGGGAATGATCGAAACGGCAATCCCCGAAGAGTTTATGTCGTTATGAATTCCAAGACAGGCGATATTGTGCAAGCGATAGATGAGGAGTATAGCGGAATTGCCGCTTTAACTTCTGTCTATCCTGAATTCAAAAACATTTTCCCCGCTACCTTTGACACAAGCCCTGCGGAATATAAAAACCTGATTAAAAACTTCTCCAAGTAAACCGAAACCACAAGATACCCGCACTCCTTCCAGGTTCAACGGAGAGAGGGGCAAGCCTCATCAGCAGGGTATCTTATGCAACATCGAATAAGGATTGTCACAGGTCATTTTAGGAGGTAAAGAAATGAAAAGATTTATTGTAGAGGAAAGTGATTATTGCAATTACTATCACGTATATGATCTTTTAAATAAAAAATATGTGGTTAGAGAAGCGAATTATCATGTTGCAATGCATATAAAAAATTTGTTGAACAAATTGTAGAAGAAAGGAAACTTCAAAATGCCTGAAATCACGTCAGACAGTTTCGTATCCGAATCTACGCTTATGGCCTGGGCTTGGCCCGGTGGTTATCCGCTTTACTACTTCAACGAAAACACAGGCGAAGTCTCTTGCCCTGATTGCGCCTCTAGGGAAGTCAGAGGAGAATACGGGCCGGAGAACACCCCTACACACGTTGAGGTCAACTATGAAGATGATTCCTTAGAATGCGGGAATTGCGGCATACGGATTGAATCCGCTTATGGCGAAGATTTGGAAATGGTTGAGCATGGCTATCGGGAAGGGGTAAGAATATGAAACGTAAACCAAGAACAGGCGACCTGATTACAACGGATTACAAAGACTGGCATCAAGCGGATATTCCGATCAGAACCGATCCTGAAACGTGGGAGGAGGAACTGAACAACTTCTTTGAAAACCAAGGATTTTCCGTCGATTGCTATTTCATCCAACCGAACGGAAAACCTGTTCGGATTAAGAAAGGGGAAGAGGTATGAGTGAAAAAGCAATTTCTTGTCTTTCCATAATCGGAATGGCAGCAGCGTTTTTCTTTGTCGGAACGTGGTTTTGTCAGTATCTTTGGAATACTACTATGCCGATTTTCGGACTTCCGAAACTGTCTTTTTGGGAAATGTTTCGATTGGCGTTCATTTGCAAATTGTTGTTCGATTCCACGTCAGCGAGAGGAGGAAGTAAGTCTTAGTTGACAAACAAGACGGAAACCAGATAGAATAAAGACACTTAGAAACTGACTTAAGCTGATAAACTCATTTAAAATCATTTTCCCGTCCTATTTACGAGAGGAGATTTTATGTTGGAAGCAGGCGAGAAACTGCCCGAAGAGGATTGGGAAAGAGAAGCGCGGCCCAAACGCGCCAGGACAGCGGGACAGCGAAGGCAACGGGAAGAACCTCTTCCTACTCGCAATCCGCCTAAAACGTTCACAGGAGGGTTTCTGACAGGTTTCCTTATCATTATTCTCCCTGTCTGGTTGATCTTTCACTTGTTGGCTTTTATTGGAGGTATGAGCAGATGAATTCAACGTTAGGAGATAAACTGTCCTGGTTGTTCGTAGCGGCGGCATGGACGTTCTTTTGTTACCAGTTGTTCACATTTTTGAGTGAGAAAGGTTGTGGTTGATAATGGCTGAACATAACTGCTTGGATAACTCTTCAAAAGAGATTGCCGAAAGTTTGAGTCTTGATTTAATTGGAGAAATCATCGGGGAAATAAAAGCAAGCGTGTTGGAACAAGGCGTATTGGAACTCGGATTGGTTCTGCACCATATCGAACAAGCCATAAAACAAGGATGTTTCACTCAAGTGAAACCCTATGAGCCGAAAGGATTGATCTAACATGGCTGAAATTTATGAGGATAAACCGTTAAAAGATACGACAAACGTTTCTACATGGGAAATGGAGGAACTGGAAGAAGAATTCGATAGATTGAAAACGGAAAAAATGCACATTGAACAACAACTAGCCAACCGGAACAAAACAGATAATTTTGGGATGCGAATAAGCAATATCGACTTTCAGAAATGGAGAAGTAAAGCCGTTTTTGCCAAAACCGCCATAGATAAAAATATGATCGTTATCAAACAGGAAATGAGAGCAAGGCGTTCTTCGGATATGGTGAAATACATCGAAGAAGATCATACGTGCGCGTTGCTTGAACGTGTGAAAGATCGAACGCGCTGTTTGGAGAACGTTTACATGGCAGCGTTAAAATACGTGAAAGATCAAACGCCTGGAAACTTGAATTCGCTTGAAAAAGTTTTAAACGAAACTATTTTACGATAGGAGATACTTGTTATGGCTGAAATAAAAGTTTTCCAGTGCGACTTTTGCCAAAAATCCGACACGTTGCCCTACCTTACGGAACGGGATACGGTTCATATTACGATTCCAGGCGTAAAGATCGGTGGGCACACCTATAGGAAAAACGACGGTCATGCGTGTTCAAAATGCGCCGAAGCGTTGAGCGATATTTTAGAAAACGTTGTGGAACTGGAAGCGGATGCGAAGAACGTAGATACCGATAGAGCAATGGCTGAAGCGATGGATTACCGTCCAGGGAGAAACTGATTATGCATAACTTCAAGGTAGGAGATAGAGTGCGCGTGGTTGCTGATTTAGGCATACCAGGATTGCAAAAATATATTGCTTCGTATGAATATGCGATAGGAGAACATATCGGAGAAATGGGAGTAATAAAAGAAGTATGTGAAGGCAGTATGGCTGATGTTCAAATAAATGGTATAGGTGAAATCGTTTGTGATTTTGCCGAACTTCTCCCGCTAATCGAAGAAGAAACGGAAGAACCTCCTTTGTTTGAATGGGAAGGTTGGTTTTCTCCCGTTACGTTATTAGCATTTTCCGAAACTATAAAGAAAGAAAACCATTGGATAAAAGTAAAAGTTACGGAAATCAGAGAACCGAAGGAACCGAATCTTTGTTGGAACTGTGACACGGTAACGGACGGGACTTGTCGTGCTTGCGGTATGGAACAAAAATGACTGAACTGAAACCTTTCCCGCACCAGGTAGAAAACCGTAACTGGATGGTTCAGCAGAAGCGATGCATTTTAGGCGATGATATGGGATTGGGCAAAACCAATTCCGTGATTATGACGCTCAAAGCCCTGAAACACTCCAAAATGCTTGTCGTCTGTCCCGCCAGTCTAAAAAGGAACTGGCAGGCTGAGTTTTCTTTATGGTATCCCGAAGCCCCGTTCACGATCCTTGAAGGAACGGCGAAAAAACGGGAACAAATTCTTTCAGAATACATGGGGAGGCAAGGGGTCCTTTGTTGCAACTATGAACAGTTGAAGATCAAAAAGGATCGAACGATTCCTTTTGAACTGTCAGCCATAGCGAAGATGGGTTTCGAGAGTTTGAGCGTGGATGAAGCCCATGTGCTTCGGAACCGGAAAACGCTCTCCTATCTTGGCATCAACCATCTAGCGCAACACATACCTACTCTGTTTTTGCTAACGGGAACTCCTATTTACAACAAGGTTCCCGATTTATGGACGCTGCTTCATATGATAGATCGTCAGAGATATTCGAGTTACTGGCGTTTTGTCGATCATCCTGTCTATGGCTGCGGAAAGGAGAAGAACGCTTTCGGCGGGGTAACGGTGGGAATACGCTCGAAAAACCCTGACGCTTTGAAACAGGAAATAGCTCCGATCTTTCGCCGTAAACTGAAAGAGGAAGTCCTTCCTGACCTGCCGGAAAAAACTTACCAAAAAATCTATGTGAAGCTGAAACCGGATGAGCAGAAGGTTTACGATGAAATGCTTGCCGAGTGGATAGCGCAATTGAAAGAGAACCGGGAGGTAGCGGCTCCGGTTATTATCAGCCAGATAACGAGACTCAAGCAGTTTTGCATCAGTCCTGACCTTGCCGTTATGCCGCTTCTGAATGGTGAAAAGTTCGGCCATGGTTGGAAAACCTCGAAGTTTGAAGTCCTGCTTGAACTCATCCAATCCACAGATCAAAAGATCGTCGTATTCACGCAGTTTGAACGGGCTGTAACGCTCGGAATGGCGATGTGTGAGGAGAACGGCATTAAGGCTGTGAGACACACAGGGAAAGAGAATACGCGACTGCGAGACGAAGCCCTATCCGCTTTCAGGAAGGAGAATGACGTTCAGGTGGTATGGCTGACGACGCAAAGCGGAGGCGTAGGCTTAAACCTTACGGAAGCGAGTATCTGTGTTTTCCTAGATAAAGTGTGGAGTGACGCTGCGAACGAACAGGCTGCGAACCGGATACACAGGCCGGGGCAAAAGAAAGCCGTAACCATTTATGAACTGCTTGTGGAGAATAGTATAGAAACGCTGCGTATAGAACCGCTTCTGAACAACAAACGGGAACTGACGGAGGAGATTATCAAAATGGCTGACAAGCGAGTTAGAGAAGAAAGGAGATAGATATGACGTTAGGAGAATTCAGAAAAGCAACGGAAAACTTATCTGATGAAACGCGATTGGAACTGACATACATGGCGAGATATTTTGCGCCTAGTGGAAGTTGGCAAAGCCGAGAGAGGAAACCTCTCTTTATCGAACTGTGCGACGAAGATTTAGATTACGTTTTGCTTCGTTATCAGTCTAACGATGAATATAGTGGATTTTAAAATGGCTGACAAGCGCGTGAAGGAGGAACGACGATGATATACGTCTTTATATTGTTGTATTTGACAATCGCTATAGCGATGATGGTTAGGGGAATGAAAAATGAAAAGGACGGAAAGTTCCCGCATACTGTTTTTAGCGTCGAAGCGGTTTATACGGGGATATTCTTAGCGGCTTTGTTTTGGCCTATTGCCATTTTGATTGCACTAGCGGATATGGCGGGAAGAAAACGATGATCTATTTCGCAACGGCAATCTACTTAATCATTTCGATTTATGTTTGTCTTTGGGTAGTGTCAGCTTGCCGGGAAGACGATAAGGATTTTTGGGAAGAGTTCTGGACAGGAATAACCGCCGCAATTATGGGAGCGACCTGGCCCTTGTCTTTGCCAATCTGTTATTTTTGGGGATTGCAGATATTACGAAGATGAAAACTTGACAAGGTAAAGACGAACTGCTAGACTATCAGAGGAGGTAAATGATTATGACGGTTGAAGAAGTCATAGAAATTCTATCGCAACACGATAAAGATTTGGAAGTAAGAATAATTTGGGAAATGAATCACGAGGAAAGCATGGGAGAGGATGCTATTGAAGGGATTTATCAAGATAACTCTCAGTATTACGTCAAAAGAAACGTTCTTTATCTAGCTAACCCTATGGCTTACGATGACTGGTTGCGAACGGAGAGAAGGAGATTACAGAATGACGAAAGCTGAACTGATTAAAGCGTTAGAGCCATACGATGACGATATGGAGGTTGTATTTTGGGATAACGAATGGGCTAACTATGAGGAAATAAACACTATCAGAGTAATAACAGTCGAACGAATAAGAACAACGGGCGAGTATAAAACATATACTTCGTTAAAAAATCCTAACGACTGGCATATTTTAAAGAAAGATGAGGAACTGATTGAAACACTTCAAGTTTTGGAGTTGAAAGAATGAAAACAATCTCTTATAGCGCACTAGACACGTTCAGCAAATGTAAAAAAATGTTTGAATACGGTTATACGCGAGGACTGCGAACCAAGTCCTTGAACGAAGCCCTCTCTTTTGGTTCAGCAGGTCACGCTTGCCTTGAAGCCTACTATAAGGGAGAAGATTGGAACGCTGCTCTGGATGCTTGGCGAGACAAAGCCATTAACCTAACCATTACGAATCCGGTAGAGCCTATCGAAGATGAAAACGATGAAGAATACTTGGTTTTTACTCAGATCGACTTATCCGAGATTACGGAAAGGGTTCGGGAAGTATTCACTCGGTATATGTTCAAATGGAAGGACGTGGATCGGACGTGGGAAGTTTTGGAAGTGGAGAAGCGTTTCGAGATTCCTGTTCCGAATACGGATTACGTTCTGGTAGGCGTATGGGATTTGATTATAAAGGATAGTCTCGGTCGTTTATGGCTTGTCGATCATAAGTTTCCCGGCAAAACGTTTCGGGATTACGAAGGGCTTGAACTTGACGCTCAGATCGGGATTTACCAGTGGGCGGCAAGGGAATACGGATACGATACCCTGGGTTTCATCTACAATCAAATCCTCGCCAAACTTCCCGTTATCCCGTCTCTAAACAAGACAAAGAATAAAATCGGCGGATACGTCTCGGTAGCGGAGTGTTTTACCGAGTGGGAAACGTATCGTATGCAAGTCATCGCTGCGGGAGAAAGCCACTTACTCTCTGCTTATGAAGAGGAAATGTATCCGAAACTCAGCCAGAAAGCGTTTTTTGACCGGAAGGAGGTTTACCGAAGCGAAAAGGAAATCGACAACTTCTACGTCGATCTTCAGAACAGACTAGAGAGTATGGAGAAGATCGCTGACCTGTCCTATCGCGAACCGGATAAGTTCAAATGCGGTTACTGTTCCTTCAAGGAAGTTTGCGTAGGCGAACTTCGGGGAGAGGATATGACGGAGTATATTGGGTTGAACTTTGATCGGAGGGAGAAATGATTAAACCAGGGGAAAGATATAACGCATTGGTAGAGTATGCTAACAAAATGAAAAACGATAAACTTGATAGAGATACGGCATTATGGAGTTTACGCCGTAAGAATTTCTCAGAATGTAGTCCATCTTTACAAGAAGAAGATGTAAGAGCAATTTTTCAAAGTGTATATGATACTTATAAAGGAGAAGATGTGGCAATCACGCCTGCGGAAGCCATAAAGATTTTAGTCGAAGCGGGTTGGACTGTTGTAAATAAAAACGAGAGGGCTATTGAATTAGAGAAATCCGTTTATTACGCTTGCGGTAACGGACACTCTTCTATAGAAGAAGCCATAGAAACATTTCTAAAAGATTGGCAACCGGAAGAAGAGAAAACGCTTGAAGATGCTTTAGCGCATCTGAAACAACTTATTGCGCCTAATGCTCATGTTGAACAAGCAATCGCAATCATTGAAAAACACATAGGAGGGAAAGATGAGCGAGATTGATCGGGAGAAACTGGCTAAAGCGTTATTTAAACACTGTCAACGCACGGGTTTTATGGATAGAAGTTTTGAAGATTCAGCAGACAAAATCATCGCATACTACAACGAACCGGAACCGTCTCTGCAAGCTGCGATTGATTTATTAACTTCCGCACAACTGAGTTCTAGTGTTTCAGCTATTTACGACACTACGAAGAAAGCCATACAAATTCTTGAGCAGTTGCCGAAAGAAAACGTTCTGGACAAGTATCGTGAAGATTTACTGTATTACGCAACTGTAGTAATACGAGAGCATAAAATACGCGATGATAGTCTTCGTTTAGCTGAACTTGTAAAACACATATTGGAGGAAAAGTGACGGATTTAGACGAACTGTTGGGAGCGAAAGAGATACAACCGGGAGCCAAGCCGTTACGGTTAGTGATCGGCGGTCCTCCCGGCATCGGAAAGACTTGGCTTGCTGCAACGGCTGAACACGTTCCCGAACTCTCTCCTGCCTTTATCCTCTTTCGCGAAGGTGGCGTAGACGGCATAGACAGCCTTCCTGAACCGCGTCCAAGGTATGCTGACTGCGAAAGTTGGGATCAACTCTTCAAAGCCTTTTGGCATTTCGCGGAATCTTTAAAGAAAGGGGAATGTCCATACAAAACCGTAATCTTAGACACCTATTCCGAAGCTGCGGCTGAACAAATACTGGCGGAAGGAAGAAAGAGGGCCGGGATTACGAATGTTTGGGACAACAAGGAGTTTACGATTTCACAGGCGGAATATGTGAACGTGAACCGGAAAATGAGGATGCTGACGAAGAACCTATTCTCTCTTCCCATCAACGTGATTGTTACCTGCCATACCAAAACGGAGGACATTACGGCAGGGGATCGGGTTGTAGGCCAGAGGGAAGTATTTGCCGTATCCGAAGGAAGTAGAGAGCCATTGGAACGACTATCGAGCGTTGCGGGATTTATGAGGTTCCGCAAGGTGAAGGTAGGCGAAGATGAGAAAGGAGTCGCCATTAACGAGGACAAGCGATGTTTTTGCACGATTCCGAATAAAAGTTACTATGCCAAAGCCAGGGGTTCGGCTGCGAACATCGGAGATATGGTGGACCCGACGATGCAGAAGATCATGGATGCGATTTTAGGAAGGGAAAATGCAGATTGAAATGTATGGAGGGAGGCGATACATTTTCTTGAGAAGTCAAGCGTTTATCTTCTTGAACGAAGGCCATACCATGGAAAAATGCCGAGAAATGCTTGAACATCAAAACGAAGGATTTTGCGAACCGTTGCTTGAAGTTGAAGAAGTTCACAGAATTTTAAAAGAAGTTCAAGACGAAGACTTGACAAACGAAAGACGATCAACTACACTAAATAAGGAACAACAAACAATTCACACATCAAACACAGGAGATTAAAAACAAATGCTAAAAACTGAATTCGCAGATGAAGAAATTCCCGAAGCAGGATCAAACGAGTATATGCAGGGGGATCAGTTCGATCCCGACGCTGAACTCGTATTCGATCAACCGGAGATTATGCCGGAAGGGTTCTACGCCGCAAAACTCGTGGACATTCAATCGGCGGGAGGTCCTACAACTACGGAATGGTATTGCAATTACTATTTCGTCGTGACGGAAGAAGGCGAATGGCGCAACAAATCTCTTCCTCAGTTCCTTACCTTTATCAAAGAAGGCAAGGTGAAAAACGTTCAATGGATCAACGACGATGTTCTCCGCGCATTGAAGGCGAGGGAGATTCCTCATCCCACCATCCCCGGCAGGATGCAATGGAAAGCCAAACCATCTGAACTTCTCGGTCGGGCCGTTATTCTTTACGTCATTCACAATACTTGGGAAGGAAGAACGACCGCTAAAATCAAGAAAGTCCTTCCTCCTGACGAACGCGCCGAGGAACTGGCTGAAAACTTCGTGATTTAATACGGTTTCAGGCGATAGTTGGCAACTGTCGTGAGCGCGATGAACTATCGCCTGAAAAACTTTCACAAGGAGAAAATTATGTGGAGTTGGTTCACTTCTATCTGGTATGGTTATCCGCCTTCTTGGTTTGGATTTTAACAATTTCTCATTCAATCGAACCTTTCTAAATGCGATTGTGATTGGATGAGGATACGGTTAGGATAAGCCTCCCTTTGTCCTAGCCTCTCCCAATGAGCCATAGAAGAACGGATTCGACTGTGGCTCATTTATTTTATCTTGAAAGCGAGTGAGCGTTTGAATGATTATCCAAAACGAAGAACAACTGAAACCATTTATTGAAGAACTGTATTCCAATCAGTCTGTCGCTTTTGATTTGGAAACGACGGGTTTACGTCCTTTCAATGGGGATAAGATCATCGGACACTCCTTTTTTCTGCCAAGCAACGAGCAGTCCTACTATATCCCGATACGTCACGAAATCAACTACCAACTCTCTCCTGAACTCTTTCACGATCAAGTCCGTGAATACTTCGGAAATCAGGATAACTGGCTCATTACGTGGAACGGGAAGTTCGATACGAAGTTTTTAAAGCACGAAGGAGTGGAGGTAAACGCTTTTATTGTAGACGGTATGCTCCTGGCCCATCTGAACGAAGAAAACGAACCTTCCTTCGGACTGAAGCCTATGGCTGCAAAATACTTCGGCATAGACGAAACGGCGGAACAGACGGCGTTGAAACAAGCTGCAAACGAATACCTTGCGGAGAGTTTAAACGCTCAAATAATGATACGGGATGCTGCTGAAATCGAACTTCGCCATATGGAACAATCGTGGAGAGCCGAACAGAAAGCTGTTTACAAAGAAGCCCTGAAACCTTTAACGCTGCAATACAATCGACTGGAAAAGAAACGAGAGAAAGGAGAAGAACTGGACGAATCTGTTGATTTGGAAAAGATGGGAGAAACCATAGCGACGTTGCGAGGGAAGATAGCTGACATAAACAAGCGAAAGCTGAAAGATCATTCGGCAGGGCTGCTCGATTTCCTCACGTTTTACGAAGCGAGAAATAAGGCGATGATTGCGATTTCAGCCATAAAGAAAGTTGAACCTATGTCGATACTGGCGAAGTTGGACTTGGAAATCGTTGCTTTGTATGCAAAGCAAGACGCTGTTTTGACTTATAAATTGTATGAATTGCTCAGATACGGGAGTAAATAGTGAAAGGACTTGAACAGCAGGGACTTTGGGATTTAGCAATTGATATATGTCGTTATGGTGAAGCAGTAGGTCGAATGGAGGACAACGGCTGTCTTATCGACACGGATTTCGTTAACCAAGCCGTTATCAACTGCAATGAAAAACAGTCGGAACTTGAACTTGAAATCCATCGGCAAGCAGGAACGGAGTTCAATCTGAACTCTCCTGCACAGGTCGGTAAAGTCCTAGGAATGAAATCGACGGCAAGGCAGGCTTTGGAAGATAGCGAACACCCGATAGCCATGCTATTGAACGACTACCGAAAATGGGGGAGAGCGAGAGACACTTATTTCATCCCGTTCCTCGAATGTTTGGATGAGAACAATCGCCTTCATCCTGATTTCGCCTTGCTGACGGCGGCAGGTAGGGCTTCGATCAAGCGTCCTGCCTTGCAAACTCTGCCGAGGGAGAGCGAAATCTACAACGTGCGGGGAGCCATTGTATCTCCTCCCGGTAAAACGCTTGTGGACTGTGATGAAAGTCAGATCGAACTTCGTATTCTTGCTCATATGTCGCAGGACCCGAATCTGATTTACGCTTACAACAATGGCATCGACGTTCACACGCAAACGGCTGAACTGCTTAACATACCGAGACAAGTTGCAAAGCGCGTAAACTTTACAGCCATTTATGGAGCCGGTCCTCAAGGACTTGTGAACTCGCTGCGACTGGAAGGCGTGAAACTAATAGACTTACTGCAAACGATGGATATTTTTACGTGTGAAAATGCGGAAGAAACAGGATTTTACCTTGCAAAGAATATGCGAAGAAAGAAAGATGAAACCTATCCTGAATGGTCTACCGAAGAAGGGAAACTGTTTTGGACGGAACTCGGAGCATCCAAAAATATCTTAGACGACTACAACAAGCGATTTCCCGCTATCAAAGCATGGATCGACAAAACCGTATCATTCGCACAGCGAAATCGCTACGTGAAGATGTGGACGGGAAGGGTTCGCCGTTTTCCTGATATTCTTCTGAAAGACGGGAGGCTTTACAACAAGGCGTATGCTGCGCCGAACCCTGTAATCCAGGGAGGAGCGAATGAAGTCCTTCGTATAGCGATTACGAATATGGACGCGGAGTTTCAGGCGTATGGACCGGAAGCACCGACTATGCACCTTGCTGTGCATGATAGCGTAATTTTCGAAATAAATGATAACGCTTTAGATTTCTGGATACCGAAAATCTTATCTCATATGGCTTTGGAGAAGGTTGTTCGGTTTGCTGTTCCTTTAAAATCGGATGCGAAATACGGGAAACGTTGGAACGAACTGAAAGGATGGGAAGCATAATGGCTGAACAAGAACTATCTTTCACACAGACAAGTTACGTCTTCACCTACGGCAAACACGAAGGAGAAAGTATCGAAGACGTTCCGAATACTTATCTTGAGTGGAGTATCAACAACATCGAAGAGGATTTTATCGTAGAGTATTGCGAAGATGAACTAGCAAGCAGAAACCGAACAGGAGAATACATCATGGATGAGTTTGAACTGGAAAGGAATTTCGGACGCTATTGATTACTTCGTTTTCAGATAAAAAATATCCTGTTGTCGTTATCGACTATCCGGTTTCCTATTACGGCTCTCAAACGAAAGATCAAGCCTGCGGAAAACATTATAAAACGATGACAGATGAAGAAATCTTTAATCTTCCTGTGCGAGACGTTCTTCTTCCGAAATCAATTCTTTTCGTATGGGCGACAGGGCCAAAACTTGACGTAGCCATAGAAGCCATTAAGCGTTGGAACCTCTACTACCGAGGAATAGCGTTTGACTGGTGCAAAACTACACAAGACGGCAAGCCGATCAACGGACAGGGAGGTAGGCCAAGCCTTATCAAACACGCGGGAGAACTCGTTCTGTGGGCCTCTCCGCAAGCCAGAGGAAGACCGTTGCCAATCAAGGATGAGGGTATGGAGAGTTGGGTGTTTGAACCCCGTCCCGACAACGTTCATTCAAGGAAACCAGAAACGGTTCAGGACCGGATAGAACAACTGTTGGATGGGCCGTATCTTGAAATTTTCGCAAGACGACGTAGGCCGGGTTGGGATGCTTTTGGGGATGAATTGGAAAAGGAATGGAGTTGCACTTGTTCACAAATGAGTTATCCCTGCGATTTCTGCGCTAATGGAGGAAATCGTGATACCTGACATTTCAAAACGCAAGCCATTGAACATCTTGAGCATAGACCCAGGAGAAACCTCTGCTTTTGCTTTTTTCGTGGAAGGAAACTACTGGCGTTCTTGGCACGTTCGTTATGAAGAGCTATCTATACACCGTATAAAGGACGAATATCCGCCTTGGGCTGAGTTTGACTACATCATCATCGAATCCTTCCGCATTTACGCGCATAAAGCGAAATCTCTTACGAACGATCCGATGCTTACGCCAAAGATCATCGGAAAACTTGAGGAATGGTTCAAAGGTTATAAGATCGTCTATCAAAGCGCGAGTATGGCGAAAGGTTTCTTCACAAACGACCGTTTGAAAGAAATGGGTTTGTATGTGAAGAACAAACACGAAAGAGACAGTATTCGACACGGGCTCTATTTTCTCTACTTCGGAAAGGAGATTTAAATGGAAACAACTGAAAAAATCATCAGGATCACGGTATCAGAGTTTATCGACAAATCAAGAGAAATCGAAGTCGAATGTGTAGGATATAATACGGACGATAACAATAATCTGAAATGTTATGATGAAGAGGGTTGTGTTATGATGACTATTCATGTCGATCACTGGTTTTCCGTCCAATGAATAGTGATACTCTGGTTAAAGTCCCTAAAAAAGACCTGACGAATATTCTGAACTACGGCGTTCACGTTTCTTGGATTGGACGTAAAGCAACCTTCCGGTTGAAGGAAATTCGAGGCGATACCGCTATTCTGGTTTCAACCAGAGGCAAATTGCTTCAAACGCACGTCGATTACGTCTGCTACACGAAAAAACACGAGAGTAGGATAAATGCTTACGGATGAACAACTCTGCAAACTCGCCAAGAAACACGCGGAAGCGGGAGAAGTGCTCTACCGAAGATACCGAGGACTGATTTATTGTTCGGCGCAACAGTTTCTTGGTTTCGGAACCGTATTCAACCGTGAAGAGTTGCTGTCTCACTTGAACGAAGCGTTTTGGAGAGCCATACTGAACTTTCGCCCGAAACAAGGCGTAAAGTTCAAAACTTATTTCTACAACGCAGTTTTCAAATACCGTCACGCGGAAGACTATCTCAGGTGGAACAACTCGGTCATTCATACGCCTAGAGACAACGATCCTAAGATATGTTTATCTACCGATTACGTTTACAACAATGACAACGAAGGCGTAAGCGAATTTTGGGTTTTGTTGAAAGGCGTATCGGAAGATTTCTCGCCTCATCAACGTCTGAAAATGGACGTGGAAGCCGCTATAGAAAAGGTTATGGGGCAAGGCCGCATGAAACCGGAGCGTAAAGCGAAGGTTATCTATCTGCTTATGCAAGGCAACGGTCCTTACGAAATGGCTAAAGCGTTGGGTATCGACGGAGCCAGAGGAACGCAGTTGAAAAACCAAATTTATGAAGAATTACGAAGGGAGTTATGGTTTTATGAATAACGATAAAGCAATGGGAAACTCTAACTTTGAACGGATAGAAGCGGATTTCTACCCTACTCCGTCAGAAGTGACGGAAGCGTTAATACCGTTTCTTTTCAAACCGCCTTTTTGTCTAACAGACAGATCGAATATTTGGGAACCTGCTTGCGGAACAGGAACCATGTCAGAAGTATTGAAAAAATATTTTACTGCCGTAAATTCTACTGACTTGTTTGATTACGGTTACGAAGACATGGATTTTATTGACGAAGAAAAGGGACAAGGGAAATCTACAGTAGATTTCTTAAAAATGCGTGAAAACCTTTGGGCAAAAGCCATTATAACCAACCCTCCGTATGGTGGGGAAGACAAGAAAATCGCTGAAAAGTTCATACGCAAAGCCTTGGAACTGACGAAAGAGAACAACGGAACCGTAGCCATGTTGCTTCGGAAAGAGTATGATTCCGCTTCAGGTAGAAACGATCTATTCAGCAAACCGCCGTTCGCTAAGAAGATTGATTTGACATGGCGACCCCGTTGGATTCCTTACAAACCGGGAGACAAAGGACCGCGACACAACTATTCATGGTTTCTATGGCAATGGGGGTATACGGCGGAACCGACGATTTCTTACGCTTATAAGAAAAAATCCTAACCTTGTCAATATTTCGTCTTTATGATAAACTATCCTTGGCAGGCAGTCTGCCCTTAAACCGGAGATAATAATGGAAACTACCACAGACGTTAAGAAAATTGACCGCATTAGCCATGCGGGGGAAAACCATATTCGTTTGGAAGGCAGGTTCGCGATTCCTGCGGGAGTTCAGGATGCGCTTAAAACCATCATCCGAACTCCTGAAGGAAAAATCGATACAACCGCCAAAATCATTCACGAATATGTATACTTGAAAGGCGAGACGCTTCCGAAGATTCTTCTGACATTTCAAAAAGGAGAACCGGACACGGATAGCGAAGCATCTTAGAACCTTTATCAGACTAACTCAAATAAAGGCAGTTTCACGACTGCCTTTTTTCGTCTCTGAAAGCAGGTCAAATGAAAGTCTTAGTCGCGTGTGAGTTTAGCGGAATAGTTCGGGATGCGTTTATAGCAAAAGGACATGAAGCCTTCAGTTGTGATTTATTGCCTACGGAACGGGAAGGACCGCATATTTTAGGAGACGTGCTTGATATACTGGATGAAGAATGGGATTTGATGATTGCTCACCCGCCTTGCACGTATTTGACTGTAACGGGAAACAAATGGTTTAAACCTGAATACAAGGACCGCTTCCCTACAAGAGAACAAGACAGAGAAAATGCGATAAATCTCTTTATGGCGATTGCAACATCGAATATAGAAAAAATATGTATTGAAAATCCTGTAGGAATAATGTCTACCAAGTGGCGAAAACCGAATCAAATCATCCAACCCTGGCAGTTTGGACATGAAGAAGCAAAGAAAACCTGTTTATGGTTAAAGAATCTTCCGCCGCTATTGCCTACTGAAATTGTAGAACCTGAATACACTACTTTCAAAAGCGGCAAAAGAATGGCTACTTGGTATGTGAAAGCTGCGGCGTTGCCTAAAGAACAGCGTATGAAAATAAGAAGCCAAACTTTTCAAGGCATAGCAAACGCTATGGCATCTCAATGGGATTTTTAACGTTATGACAATAGAAGAGAAATTGAAATGGTATATGGAACAGGAAATCCCCGTATTTCCCCTCCATCACGTTACGGATAACGGAGACTGCTCCTGTGGAACAAAAAAAGGCGAGAAGCATCCTTACGGGAAACATCCTTGCGTTCAAGACGGATTCCATTCCGCTACAACAAGCAGGGATAAAATTGCCCGATGGAACATTATATTTCCAAACGCCAATTGGGGTATTGCCCTTGGAAAAATGGGAAAACTTTGCTGTGTGGACGTTGATCCGAGAAATGGAGGAACCGAATCCTTAAAAATCCTTTTTCCTAATGGTTTGCCGGAAACCTATACCGTCAAGACAGGCGGAAACGGTTGGCACTTCTATTTTTTATACGATGCCTTGTATTGCAAGAAGGTAAAACTCCTTCCCGGCATCGAGTTTCTGACGGACGGGCAGTATATCGTCATCCCCCCTTCTAACCACGTATTAGGCGATTACAGCGTAGAGAGCGACGTTCCCGTAATAGAACTGCCCGAAGCCGTTAAAGAGCGTCTGCGGGAGCCTGAGACGGTTGCAAAGGAAGTCTACTATCAGGATACGGATACGGATGAAGAAGAAATATCTTTTTATATCGAAGAAGGGTCAAGGAATGATTCCACAGCCTCTTATGTCGGCAAACTCATACGAAAAGGACTTGCTTTTGAGCAAGTCTACAACAATACGATGGAATGGAATAACGCATATTGCATCCCTCCGCTTGCGCCAAAGGATATTAAAACAATCGTATCTAGCGTATTTAAAACCCATGAGAGGAAGAATCAGCAAAGCATCCCGATTAAGACTGTGGATGACTTACGCGCAGATGCAACGAACAAACCATCTAAGGCAAAGATCGGTTTCCCTTCGATCACGTTTTCTGAAGGACTGGATCGTTATGGATCGGCGGAAATCGAATGGATCATCGAAGACTGGTTGCCTGTCGCTAGCGGAGGATTTATCTGTTCAGCCCCTCAGCGTTACAAGTCTTATCTCAGCTACCACATGGCTCACTGTATCGCCACAGGTGAACCTTTCTTAAAGAGATTCCCCATTCGTAAACAAGGTTTGGTTTATATCGTTCAGCAGGAGGATCATCCGAGCATCTTCTTCCGGCGTATGGGGCAAATCGGCGGAAGCGTTCCGACGTGGGATGAAGCGAACGAAGAATTTCACTTCCCGGTTATGAACCATCCAAATATTATGCTCAGTGATCGCGATAACGCGCCTACCTTTTCTTTTCACGACCCCGATACGTTGCACTATTTTGAGCGAGACGTGTTGCAGGGACGGCATTTCGAGTGTCCTACGGCGATTTTCTTAGACCCTTTTTACACAATGGCTTTGTCGGACGATCATTTCCAAAAAGCCGCTTACCATATGCAAATCCTAAAAAAATGGCAGGTGAAATACAACACAACCATTATGATTATTCATCATGCATCGAAGGCTGAACTGAAGGATACGCAACGTTTGCGAGACACTATGCTTGGCAGCCAGCTTCTCAATGCTTTCGCTGAAACGATGATCGCATTCGGAAGTGGTGAAAATCCTACTCAGATCGTGATTGAACGGGGGAATAAATCTGCTTCCAAGTATAAGAACATCAAGCTGGATTTTTATATTGACGAATATTCGTTCGATACGAAAATTACCGAAATGGCTGACGATGAACCGAGGCCGGGAACAAAGGCAAAAGAAACAATGTCTCCGGTTAGAAAGTATGACGCGCAACGGGAGGCTTACCGAGACTTTACGGAACTGGAAAAACCAAGAACGCATAAAGACTATGCCGCGCATTTTAAAGTAGGCACAACCACGATAGCTAGAAATCTAGAAGAGTTCGGCATTATCTGGACGGCTCAAGGTTATGCTTGCGTTCCCGAAGTGGAACTCTACGATCCTGACAAGGACGGACCTAGCAAAATAGACGAAAAAAAGTTGCTCGAAGAAGTTGAAATGACTATCGAGCAACACAGATGGAAAAGTTCAAGGAGAAACGGAGTTTAGATTACGTTTCTTCCCTGAATAAGCCGAACCAAGACTAGCACAATGGCGATAACGAGGAGAACGTTCAGGAGACTTCCGCCAATGCTGAACACTCCTCCCATTAGCCAGCAAATCAAAAGAATAACGATCAAAAGTTCAAGCAATCCCATTTGAATATCTCCTATAATTTCTTGGCAACCATTTTACGAATCTCTTCTAATCGAAGGGAAGCGCAAAAGGGTTTGCCGGAATCATGATCCGAATGTTGCGTAATGGTTGGGATAGTCTTCTTATCCGAAGGCCGTTTCATCGTTCCCAAAGGGTTGATGTCGTATTGTTTGCAGTTGACGGCAAGCCAGTGAACAAGCGCGTCCAACTGTCGTTGCGTCAAATACGGTCGAACGGTAATTTCCTTTGGAGCCGCTTTTGCGGCCTGCACTTTCCAACCGGGATTTCCGATACAGCACACGCCGAGGGTTCGGGTATTCATGCCTTTAGCGAGGCAATGCGCTCCTTCCAAACTTTCGGAACGTCCCGGTTCGATTTTGCCG